TGCAGATTTTGGTCTGTACGGAACCGGGGGGTTTCGCGGCATCCCCGAAATGGGGTTGACCTGCGGTTTTGCCGATACCCTGTTGATTCCCGAAATGGGAGGAATGTCATGCCACCCCTACCTAAAGATCCTTCTGTGCGCGCTCGGCGCAATAAGTCGTCGACGCGGGCTACGTTGTCTGCGGATCATGATGTGGTCGCTCCTGAGTTGCCGGATGGTGTGGTGTGGCATCCGTTGACGGTGCGTTGGTGGAATGACATCTGGGCGTCGCCGATGGCCCCGGAGTACACCGATTCGGATATCAACGGGCTGTTTCGTGTGGCGATGTTGTACAACGATTTTTGGACCGCGGATACCGCGAAGGCGCGGGCGGAGGCTCAGGTTCGGCTAGAGAAGGCTGACACCGATTATGGGACGAATCCGTTGGCTCGCCGCCGTCTGGAGTGGCAGATTGAGGCCACTGAGGATTCCAAGGCGAAGGGGTCGAAGCGGCGGAAGTCGGATGCCGCGCCCGTGAGTCATCCTGTTCCCGGTGACGATCCGCGCCTGAAGCTTGTGACGTAGCGGTTCGACCGAGGCAGCTTAGATGGCTGTACTTCAGGTGCCGGCCGTGGATTTGGCGTTCCCGACGCTGGGTCCGCAGGTGTGCGACTTCATTGAGGATCGGATGGTGTTCGGCCCGGGCTCGCTGTCGGGTCAGCCTGCACGTCTCGATGACGAGAAGCGCGCGCTGGTGTATCGGCTGTATGAGTTGTATCCGCGTGGGCACCGTTTGGCTGGCCGTCGGCGGTTCGAGCGGGCCGGTGTCGAACTCAGGAAGGGTGTAGCCAAGACCGAGTTCGCGGCGTGGATTTGCGGTGTGGAGTTGCATCCAGAGGCGCCGGTTCGGTGTGACGGTTTTGACGCCGCGGGGAATCCTGTGGGTCGGCCGGTGCGGTCGCCGGTGATTCCGATGATGGCGGTCACCGAGGAGCAGGTGTCGGAGCTGGCGTTCGGTGTGCTGAAGTACATCTTGGAGAACGGCCCCGATGTTGATCTGTTTGATATCAGCAAGGAGCGGATCGTCCGGTTGTCGCCTTCGGGTGGCGAGGATGGGTTCGCTGTTGCTGTGTCGAATGCTCCGGGGTCTCGCGATGGCGCGCGGACGACGTTTCAGCATTTCGATGAGCCGCACCGGTTGTTTATGCCGAGGCATCGTGACGCGCACGAGACGATGTTGCAGAACATGCCGAAGCGGCCGATGGAGGACCCGTGGACGTTGTACACGTCGACTGCTGGGCAGCCGGGGCAGGGCAGCATCGAAGAGGACGTGTTAGCTGAGGCGGAGTCGATCGCCAGGGGTGAGCGGCAGGACCCGTCGCTGTTCTTCTTTCGGCGCTGGGCCGGTGATGAGCATGATGATCTGTCCACCGTGGAGAAGCGTGTCGCCGCTGTCGCGGATGCCACTGGCCCTATTGGGGAGTGGGGGCCGGGGCAGTTTGAGCGGATCGCGAAGGACTACGACCGCACGGGTATTGACCGCGCTTACTGGGAGCGGGTCTATCTGAATCGGTGGCGTAAGTCTGGCTCTCAGGCGTTCGATATGACGCGCCTAGTGCAGTGCGATGAGACGGTGCCGGATGGAGCGTTCGTCACCGCTGGGTTTGACGGGTCGCGGTGGAGAGATGCGACGGCTGTCGTGGTCACTGAGATTGCGACGGGACGCCAGATGTTGTTGGGCTGTTGGGAGCGGCCCGAGAACGTCGAAGAGTGGGAAGTCCCTGAGCATGAGGTGACAGCGCTCGTTGTGGACATGATGTCGCGGTTTGAGGTGTGGCGCATGTACTGCGACCCGTGGGGCTGGGATTCGACGATCGCCGCGTGGGCGGGTCGTTTCCCGGATCGGGTTGTGGAGTGGGCGGTTGGCGGCGGCGGCAGTTTGAGGCGTGTGGCTGCTGCGACGCAGGGTTATGCCGATGCATTGGCGACTGGCGACGCGGCGCTGGCTGCCAATGTGTGGCGACCGAAGTTTGTTGAGCATATGGGTCATGCGGGGCGGCGTGAGCTGAAGCTGGTGGACGATACAGGCCAGCCGCTGTGGGTGATGCAGAAGCAGGATGGCCGTTTGGCCGACAAGTTTGATGCTGCGATGGCGGGGATGTTGTCGTGGGAGGCGTGTGTTGATGCGCGTCGTGATGGTGCACGTCCGCGCCCGAAAGTGTTTGCGCCTAGACGGATCTACTAGTCGCCATAGAGACAGAGAGGGGGTCAGCTGTTGACTGCTTCAACGCCAGCGGAATGGCTCCCGGTATTGACGAAGCGTATCGACGACGGAATGTCGCGGGTGCGTTTGTTGGCGCGTTACTCCAATGGGGATGCTCCGCTGCCCGAGTTGACGAGGAACACGTCTGCGGCGTGGCGTTCGTTTCAGCGTGAGGCGCGCACCAACTGGGGTCTGATGGTGCGTGACTCTGTTGCTGACCGGATCATCCCGAATGGCATCACGGTTGGTGGTTCCGCCGATAGTGATTTGGCGTTACGTGCACGGCGCATCTGGCGGGATAACCGCATGGATTCCGTGTGTAAGCAGTGGGTCAAGTATGGGCTGGACTTCGGCGAGTCGTATTTGACGTGCTGGCGTCGTGATGACGGTACGGCGACGATCACAGCTGACTCTCCTGAAACGATGGTTGTCAGCGTTGACCCGCTGCAGCCGTGGCGGATCAGGTCCGCTATGCGGTGGTGGCGGGACCTCGATGCCGAGTCGGATTTTGCGATTGTGTGGTCGGGTGACGGGTGGCAAAAGTTCGCCCGTCCGTGCTTTGTGCAGTCGTCGTCCCGGCGCAGGCTGGTGACGCGAATCTCAGACTCGTGGGTTCCGGTTGGTGATGCTGTAGTGACCGGTTCGCCGCCGCCGGTGGTGGTGTACCAGAACCCTGATGGCATGGGCGAGGTGGAGCCTCACATTGACATCATCAACCGGATCAACCGGGCTGAGCTTCAGTTGTTGACCACGATGGCGATCCAGGCTTTCCGTCAGCGTGCGTTGAAGTCGACGGATAATGGGTTGCCGAAGGTCGATGAGAACGGCAACGCGATCGACTACGCCTCGATCTTTGAGGCCGCGCCGGGAGCGTTGTGGGAGTTGCCCCCTGGGGTTGATATCTGGGAATCGCAGCCGAACGACTTCACTCCGATGTTGTCGGCGATAAAGGAGCATATTCGACAGCTGTCGTCGGCGACCAAGACTCCGTTGCCGATGTTGATGCCGGACAGCGCGAACCAGTCAGCTGAGGGTGCGCACAACATTGAGAAGGGCTTCTTGTTCAAGTGTCAGGATCGGCTTTCGATAGCGAAGATCGGCCTGGAGGCCATCTTGGTCAAGGCGATGCAGCTTGAGGGCGAGGCCGTTGAGGACACAGTGGATGTGTCGTTCGAATCTCCAGATCGTGTGACGCTGGGGGAGAAGTATGCTGCCGCCTCTCTGGCTAAGGCGGCCGGCGAGTCGTGGGCGTCTATCCGGCGGAATATCCTGAACTACAACGCCGATCAGATCAAGCAGGACGATCTTGATAGGGCGCGTGAGCAGATAACTTTGTTCGCCGGCAACTCGGTGCAGCGCCCCCAGGAAGATGGATCACGCTGAGTATGCGGCTGCGACCGCTGAACTGAGGCGCAGACTGCTCGAATATGTGTCCGCAGCGTGGACATCGGTAACGCTGTCTGACAGTGGACTGCGAGAGCTGACATCTTCGGTGGCACCGGTTGTCCAAGCGGCCCAAGAGTCGATGGCGGCCATGACTTCGGTGTACATCGCAGAAGTCACCCAGCAGTCACCGGTGCAGGCCGTCGAGGTTTCCGCGATTCGCGGTGTGCCGTCGGAGACGGTGTACGCGCGACCTGTGATCACAGCACGTACGGCACTGTCGGAAGGTAAGAGCGTCGCAGCGGCACTCCGGGCCGGTCAGCGTCGTATCGAGAACCTGGCGGGCACCGACCTGCAACTTGCAAAGACGCACCAGGCTAGGTCGTCGTTCGCCCGCAGCGGTGTCCAGTTCTACCGCCGCGTCTTGACCGGCAGCGAGAACTGCGCGCTGTGTGTCATCGCATCAACCATGCGGTACCGCAAAAACTCGTTGATGCCCATTCATCCGGGCTGTGATTGCGATATTGACGTGATCCCGCCGGGGATGGACTTCGACACGATCAGCACGGAGCTCCTCAACGAGACGCATGACCAGGTGAAGGCGTTCGCGAGTATCGCGGATCGCGGCGGACGCGCCGTTGACTACCGAAAGTTGATCGTCACTCGGGAGCACGGCGAGGTTGGGCCCGTCCTCGCATGGCGTGACCAGAAGTTCTCAGGCCCCAGAAGCATCCAGCGCTGACCCCGGCGGTCTGGATAACGCACACATGACCCGTAACGGGCATGTCACAAAGAAAACCCATCCGCAAAGGAAACAAACCCTCATGTCTGATGATGTGACAGCAGAAACGTCGGAACACAGCGCCGTAACGGAGCCAGTGGAACCGGCAGGCGACCAGGACGCAACCGCCACGGTTGAGGAGCCCACGCAAGCTCCGAAACCAACTGAGACGGTCGAGTTCTGGAAGAAAATGGCCCGCAAGAACGAGGCGCAAGCCAAGGAGAACTTCGCGGACGCCAAGAAGTGGCGGGAGTCGCAGGAAAAGATCGGCGACGACCCGCTGGCCCGGATCGAAGAACTGGTACGAAAGTTCGAGACGGCTGAGCGTGAACGCATCCGAAGTGATGTGGCGCGCGAAACGAAAGTCGACCCGGAGTTCATTCATGGCGATACCGAGGAAGAGATGCGCGAATCCGCCGACCGGTGGAACGAGTTCGTCAACAAGCGGATCGAAGAAGCGCTGAAGGCCAAAGCGGCATCGTCGGCCGTGCCGACGTCGGAAGTCACATCAGACAAGAAGGTTGAAGGCCCGAAGCCTCTCACCCCGGCCGAGTACGCGGCGCTGCCGCCTGCCGAGCGAAAGAAGGCGCGCGAAGAGGGCCGACTTGACAGCTATCTACGTGGAGAACTCCACTAACACAGAAGGGAGCCAAAAATGGCTTTCAACAACTTCATTCCTGAACTCTGGTCGGACATGCTCCTGGAGGAGTGGACCGCCCAGACCGTTTTCGCCAACCTCGTCAACCGCGAGTACGAAGGCATCGCCAGCAAGGGCAACGTGGTGCACATCGCTGGCGTGGTGGCACCTACCGTCAAGGACTACAAGGCCGCTGGCCGGCAGACCTCGGCGGACGCCATTTCTGACACCGGCGTCGATCTGCTCATTGACCAGGAGAAGTCGATCGACTTCCTGGTCGATGACATCGACCGGGTTCAGGTCGCTGGCTCGCTGGAGGCCTACACCCGTGCTGGTGCCACGGCCCTGGCCACCGACACCGACAAGTTCATCGCCGATCTGCTGGTGGACAACGGGACCGCGCTGAGCGGTTCGGCACCTACGGACGCTGATGACGCGTTCGACCTGATCGCCACGGCGCTCAAGGAGCTGACGAAGGCGAACGTCCCGAACGTGGGGCGTGTCGTTGTCGTGAACGCGGAGATGGCGTTCTGGCTGCGGTCGTCCGGGTCGAAGCTGACCAGTGCAGACACCTCCGGCGACGCTGCTGGTCTGCGCGCGGGCACCATCGGGAACCTCTTGGGCGCCCGGATCGTGGAGTCGAACAACCTGCGGGACACCGACGATGAGCAGTTCGTCGCGTTCCATCCGTCGGCGGCGGCGTATGTGTCGCAGATCGACACCGTTGAGGCTCTGCGGGATCAGGACAGCTTCTCTGACCGTATCCGTGCTCTGCATGTGTACGGCGGCAAGGTTGTCCGCCCCACTGGCGTGGTCGTCTTCAACAAGACGGGCAGCTAGTGCTCGCTACTGCCGATGATGTTGCCGCGGCGCTGGGGCTGTCCAGCGCCGCGGACCTCACTGATGAGCAGTCAGACCGGGCCGGCGCGCTGCTGGAGCGTGTCAGCGATGCGTTCCAGCGCGCGTCGGGTCGAGTGTTCACCGATGGCGTCACCCGTGTGCGGGCGAACGTGGTCAACGGCAGGGTGTGGCTTCCCGGCCTCGTGGTCGAGGTCAGCAGCGTTGAGGGTATCGACGGCGCTGCTGTGGATTTCACTCAGGATGGTGACTATGTGGACGTATCCGAGAATGGGCGCCCACTGGTAACCGGAACGGTCGTGGTGGTTGAGTACGTCGGCGGCGGCGCGCCGGAAGCCGTCACGGCGCTCGTCGCGTCTGTGGTTGCGCGACATCTGACAGTGAAGCCCGGTTCGGTGCAGTCGCAAGCCGTATCACTCACGGCTGGTCCGTTCACTCAGCGCAACGCAGAGTGGGTCTCAAGCACCTCATTGTTCACCGCCGATGAGCTTGCCGAGGTTCGCCGGTTCGCGCATCCCATCCCGACTATCACGGTGCATCGGCTGTGACGTTCCCCGTTTCGTTCACTGTGACGCACTACCCGCACGTGGGTGATGATTCGGATGGACTGGGGAACACGATCCCGGTGTTCGGGCCTGGTGTTCCGGTGGGTGCTATTCAGTTGGCGCCGCATGTCCAGGTGGTTGGCTCGGCGACGATGACCGAAACGGAAGTTGTCGATGTGGACCTGTATTTACCAGTGGGTTCACCAGTGGCGGTGAAGGATCGTATCGAGTTCGGCGCGGACGTGTTCGATGTTGTCGCGGTTAGGGACTGGACATTGGGGTTCCACGGCTGGGCACCTGGTCTGGTTGCCGAGTTACGAAAGGCGGCTTAGCTGTGGCGAGTGGCCCTACAAAGAAGAATCCGCTGGCGAAGTTCGGTATCAGTCTCGACGACTTCGACAAGCTGCCCGAGGTGAATCAAGGCGTCAACGAGTTTATGGATGAGGTTGCCGCCGCGTGGAAGCAGAACTCTCCGGTGTCGTCGGGCGATTACCGCGATTCGGTTCAGGTGACGGAACGTTCCACGAACAAAGGCCGCGGCAAGGTGGGCGCGACCGATCCGCAGGCGCACCTTGTGGAGTTCGGGTCGGTGCACAACGACGAGTATGCGCCGGCCCAGAAGACGGCTAAGCAGTTCGGCGGCACCGCTTATGGCGATCGATAGCGCTCCGAGTATTCACCGCGTGCTGGTGGAGTGGCTTTCTCCGCTGGGGAAGGTTTCGACGCGCAGGGTGGCGAATGATCCGTTGCCGCACCGGGTTGTGCGTCGTGTTGACGGTGTGGATGCGCCTGAGGTTGCGCAGGATGTGGCGGTTGTGTCTGTGCACACGTTCGCCGCTGGTGATGCTGCCGCCGACGTGGAGGCCGGTTTGACGCATCAACGGATGGTTGAGCTGTCGTTGAATCCGTTGACGTTGATCACCCTTCCGGGGGGTGTGCTGGTGACGATTGATTATTGCCGGTCGTTGATGGCTCCGATTCCTGTTGAGTACAGCGACGATCCGCATGTTGTTCGGTACGTGGGCCGATACGAGGTCGGCCTGCCGTACCTGTCCTGAGTTTCAGCCCGAAAACAACCAAAGAAATAAAGCCCCTCGCCCGATTTCTGGGGCTTGGGTCTTTTTTGTTTCGCCGGAGTTCTTTTTGCAATCCGGTCCCCCCATCATGATCGAGAGGAGCGTCCTATGACGCAGCCAATGACCGGCACCGACTGGACCGCCGGCGGATTCACTGACATTCACAAGCCGTTCATCGAGCGTGGCGGTTTGCAGGCGGTGTTCATTCGTGACAACCGCGGCGCCGCGACGGACATATCGCCGTTCGAGGATGACTGCGTGACGGTGAAGTGGTCGCCGTTCGCGCAGGACGGCAAGATTCGCGACGACCTTTTCATCCGCCGCAAGGTGAACGGCAAGTACGAGTACAACACCGACCCGAATGAGGGCTGGTGGCACATCGGCTGCAACCCTGAGGATGGCGGTGCTGAACGCACCCCGGACGTCACGTCTGACGATCTGATGGTGCTGCAGTCGAAGTTCCCGGTCGATTCTGAGGTGACGGAGAAGTCGTATTCGGTGCGGTTCGTGGCGCTCGGTACGGCCGATCCGCTGATTCACCGACTGGAGTCGGAACTTCCGTTGTGCGACAACGACGGTAATCCGCTGGTCGCGCTTCCCGGTACCCCTGACTACGGTGAGGGTCCGCTGCTGGACGCTGACTCGGCGGAGTACCAGCTGCTGCTGCTGTATGCGCGCCGCACCTCGGGCGGGTTCATTTACCGCGCTGAGGGTTATCCGGCGGTGAAGCTGGACGACCAGGCGTCCAAGCAGCGGTCGAAGACCGATCCTGATACGGCGGACCTGACGTACAAGGTGCTGCCGAACGAGTACTTCATGCGGCCCGATCCGGCTGGGACGATTGCCCTGGTTCCCGGCTACTTCTACGTGTGGATGGGTGGCCCCGGATGGGCTGAGCAGTACTCGGACGGCAGCTAGCCAGAAAAGCCCCTGCCGGGTGGGTGTTTGTGGCGCGCCGCATGGTGCGTCCGGGGCTGGCCCCCACCCGGCAGGCCCCCTTATCAGCCCCCCCCTAAAGCCCCCGTGATTGCGTGAAAGGAAGCCCCAAATTCTCATGACTACTTCGAAGCCCACCAACAATGGCGCCGCGGCCCGTGAGCAGGCCACCGAGTTCGATTCCCCGTTCGCTGACCGTGTCCTTCGGTTCGACGACGGAACTACGATGTCGATCCCGCCTCACCCGAATCTTCGGATGCTCGACGACGACGCTCTGGAAGCTTACGAGGCGTACCTCGAAGAGATCGAAACTTACGACCGGGAACCTGACCTGTACATCCCGGAGCAGACAGTTAAGGACCGAGACGGCAACGAGATGGTCCTGCCGGCGGAGACCCGCCCCGGCGCGGTGAAAGGCCCCCCGTACTACAAGGACGGTAAGCGTGTGTCGCCGCCGCGTGAGGTGCGGATCGTTCAGGTCGTGTTGGGCATGGACTCCTACGAGGTGTTGCGGTCGAAGAAGATCAACGGGCGTCCCGCTGGTGCGCGTGATGTGTGGCGGGCGTGGACGGAGCAGGGTTTCTCGATCGCGGAGCGAGCTGAGTCCGACTCGAAAAGTGATGGAAGCCCAGTGGTTTTGGAGACTGTATCCGAGGCAGATAGCGAGTGATCTGCGGCGCTTCTTCGGGTTGAGTGTTGCGGATTGGCATCAGGGCAGGCTGTCCAGTTTGGAGTTGCTGGACCTGTTCGGGGTGCGGTTCGTGGACAACGCTGAGGAGCGCGTTCGGGAGTTGTATGTGGATTTCGCTCCTGTTGATGGTGCGGTGGCGCGGGCTGTTCGTGGTGGGCGTTGGTCTGAGCCGGAGTTGATCGCGGCGGAGACGTATAACGAGATCGCCAGGTTTCGAGCGTCGTTTCATGCGTCGAAGAGTCGTAAGGCTGTGTATGAGCCGTTTGCGTTTGAGGATCCGGTTGATCGGCTGGAGAAGGCGCGTGCGTCGGTTGAGGCGCATGAGTTGCAGCGTGAGGTTGAGGCCGATCTGTTCGGCTGGTGACGGGGAGGTGAGTGTCTGATGCCTATCTACGTGGACATTATTTCCCGTCTTGATGAGCGTGCTGCTGCGGTGGCGGCGAAGAACATTGAGCGTGAGATGGAGGCGGCTGGGGCGCGCGCGGGGTCGTCTGCTGGTCGTGCGATCGGTGAGAATGTGGGCCGGGAGGCTGCGGCTGCGGGGCGTAATGCTGGCGAGCAGTTGTCGCGTGAGGTTGATCGTGCGACGCGTCAGGCCGGTTCTCGTATTGTTGATGGTTTTTCGTCGCATGGTGTGTCGGCGGGCCGGGGGTTTGGTTCGTCGTTTGGTTCGTCTTTGGTGTCGTCGTTGCCTGTGGCGGGCCGGTTTTCGGCTGCCCTGTCGGGGTATGAGGGTGCGGCGTCGAAGGCTGGCGCGTTGGCTGGTCGTGCGTTGGGCACGGCGTTCACGGCGGCCGCGACGGGTATTATCGGCGCCGCCGGTGTTGCCCTGTTCAAGGGGTTTGATCGGTACAAGTCTCTTGATGCGACATCGCATCGCCTTGCCGCGATGGGGAACAGCGCCGAGCAGGTCAAGACGATCATGTCGGATATCAACGAGGTCGTCGTTGGCACTCCGATTGCGTTGGACGAGGCGGCGAAGGCTGCTACTCAGTTCCTTGCTGGTGGGGTGAAGCAGGGTCGCCCGTTGCAGGCGGCGTTGACTGCGATCGCGGACGCGGCGGGTGCATCTGGGCAGAAGTTCGGCGACCTGGCCGTCATCTTCAACCAGGTGTTCAACAAGGGCAAGCTGCAGGCTGAAGAGATGTTGCAGCTCAATGAGCGTGGCATCAATGTTCAGGCGGCGTTGCAGAAAGAGTTCGGCCTGACGAGCGCTGAGATTCAGAAGATGTCGAAGGACGGCACGATTTCGTTCGGCATGCTTGTGCAGGCGATTGAGGGCCAGTTCGGTGGCATGTCGAAGAAGCTGGCCGACACTGTTGACGGCGCCTTGTCGAACATGAATGCCGCCGTGGGTCGTGTTGGGGCGAACTTCATTTCGGCGCTGTTCGGCGACCCGCTGGATACGACGGAGGGTCCTGGCGCGCTTGCCAAGTCGATCAACAATGTGACCGACAAGCTGAATGACCTGAACGCGTGGATCGTCGCGCACAAGGACGACATCAAGCGCACCTTCGAGGAAGCTGCCGAGACTGCGCAGGATTTGTGGGATGCGCTGTCCAGCGTAGTCGAAATGCTCGACCGGATCGGTATCAGCGTTGGGGACGTGGTGACCGCGTTCGTGGCGTGGAAGTCCATAGCTGGCATCACGGCGCTGACGCAATCTCTCTCAACGGTGAGCACGACATTGGCCGGTCTTCCCGCGACGGCCGATAAGTCGGCCAAGGGAATCTCTGCCGCGTTGTCGCGTGTGGCGGTCCCAGCGTGGCTGGCGTTCCTGGTTGCGCAGAACGGCCCTGAGATTGAACAGGCCATTCAGAACGCGATTCCAGGTGCGGATAGCTGGAATCACTCCAATACGCCGGATCAGTTGGGTCGCAGTGCCCGTGAGTGGTGGGACCGCAACATTCAGGGCGGCACGGGGGTTGATCCGCAGCCGTCTCCGCTTCCTCAGCTCGGCGGCGGGTCTGGACCTGGCACGCCAACGGTTGGCGGCATTCCGATTCCAGGGCTTGTGGGTACGAACTCGAACGGTCCAGCGTCCCCGTTCGGTAACCTTCCCGGTCAGGTTCCATTGGATGTTTCCGTGGAGGATCGCCGCGGGCGTCGTGGTGGCGGCGCGCCTGGTTCGGATGGGGCACCCGCGGATGGCCCGTTGGCTGATCTGTTCCCGGGCGCGGTGGGGGCTGCTGATGGTGGTAGTGGTTCTGGCCCGAAGCTGCCGGATGCGCCTGTGTTGCCGTATGACACGACGCTGCCGCCGGGGATTGCTGGTATGCCACCCGACGCGGCCGTGTTCTCCGCTGAGTCGTCGTATCTGGATGCGCGTCACAAACTGGCGGAGAAGCGTGCCCGCGCCGCCCAGCTGGAGCAGTCCACCGAAGCCACCGAGCAGGACCGCCTCAAGGCCCGCAACGATGTGATCGAAGCTGAACGCGACCTTCAGGCCGCCGAGATGCGCATGAGTGATGCCCGCGCGAATCAGTACGAGAAGCTGACGAAGCAAACCGACAAGCATGTCAAGGATTTGGGGCAGATCGGTGCCCAGCTTGATCAGGATTTCGGTATCTCGAAGGGTTTGGCTGGGATCGCGGAGAACATCACGAAGTTCGTGGCGAACCTCGCTGCGGCACCGTTGTTGGGGCAGTTGCAGGCCATTTCGGCCTATAACCCGACCCAGGGCGGGCACGGGTTGATGGGTGTGCTCGGCGCGCAGGGTGTGTTCGGGCCGCAGTACCAGAACAACCAGTACGACCGGGGCTCCTACCCGTCCGCCGGTACGACCGGTGTGTCCATGACGCCGATCGGTGCCTATCCCGGCGACGCGGCGCTACTCGCCAACGTTCCGGCGGGCCGGTACACACAAGAACAACGCGGCGACCTGACGCAGGGTTTGGCTGATTGTTCTAGCGCTGTTGAGGATCTGGTCAACTTGATGGATGGCCGCCCGACGACCGGCGCGAGCATGTCGACCCACAATGCGGACGAGTGGTTGACTGCGCGTGGATTCGTCAAGGGCAGGGGCGGTCCGGGTGATTTCCGTGTCGCCTTCAACCCCTCGCATATGCAAGCCACCTTGCCTGGTGGCACGCCGTTCAACTGGGGCAGCGCTTCCGCTGCCGCGCGGCGTGGTATCGGCGGCACGGGCGCGGATGATCCGTCGTTGACGTCGCGGTATTACCGTCCGGTGACGTCGGTTCCTGGCGGGTCGGCGGCGGCGGGTGCTCCGGGGTTGTACAGCCCGCAGAACACCAACCCTGCGTTGAATAACCCGCCGGCTCCGGTGTCGTCGGGTGCGTGGGCGACGAATCCTGCCCCGCTGCCCACCACGGGCGGCGGTGGCGGCCCGATGGCCGCTGGCGCACCGCAAGGCCTGTTCACTGGCGGGCCGACGAACACCACCAACATCGGGGCGAACGTCGCACCGTATGCCGGGTCCGGTTCCGGTGGTATCGGCATGGACGGTGGTGGTGCGCTTGGCATGGCGGTGCAGGCCGGTGGTATGGCGCTGGACGCGATGGCCCCGGGTGCGGGTCAGGCCGCGCAGACTGGGGTGAAGCTGATCAACCGTGCCATCGAGTACGGCGGTCAAGTCGCCGCGATCGGCGCCCAAGGGTTGATGGAAACGTTCTTGCCTACGGGTGGCTCGGATTTGGCGAACAACAACTGGATCACCCGCATTGCCGGGGGGATTGCTGGTGCGGCCCCGGCGTTGCCGAACCTGGCCGGCCAAGCATCCCAGCAGCGCAAGGACATCGACCCACAGGCCACAGGCCAGGGTCAAACCCAAGTCAACCAGGGTGGCGACACGAACATCACGGTCAACAACCAGCGCGCCACCGAAGACGGTACAGGCCGCGACATCGCGTATCACCTGCAAAACCAGTACGTCATGCCGGGAGGGTAAATGGCTAAGAAGCATTACCCCGCCACTGGTGTAACCCCGCACGGATGGTATGACCTCGCCAAGGGTGAAAAGCCGATGATGTGGCTCGACGCCTACGACGAGTCGATCACTTTCCACATGATGGGCGGGATGGCGGTCCCTGACCGGGTTGTAGCCCCGGAGATGGTGCACCTCACATCACTCAAGGGGTTGATCCCGCCGTGGAAGCACATCGACCAGAAGGGCGCCACCGAGGACGGAATCACCAATATTGATGCGCTCTACGACCCGATTGAGGTTGAGGTGGGGGTGGAATGCCGTGGCCGGTCGCCGAAGTGGACGCGCAGGGTCTACCGCGATCTGGTCGCGTCGATCGACGCGAAGCAGGAATCGACGTTGAACTTCCTCACCCACGACATGGGGCACTGGTGGGCGCCGGTCAGGTGGTTCCAGGGCGCGCCGCAAGCACCGCTGGAGATCGGCAAGCGGCAGCGTGAAAGTTTGCGCCTGCGGGCCGATTCGGGGTTCTGGCGTACCTACGACTACGCGGCGAGTTTCCAGTTCGAGTATGAGTCGATGACCGACACGTTCAACTATGACACGTCGGGCACGCAGGACCTCGGCGCGGACTGGCCGCTGTACTACGAGGGTGACGGCGGCGGGTACGTCTACGCCAATGGTGACCAGGCGAGGTGGCGGGACGACCCGGACGATCCGCTGACAACGGATACCCGCGAGGTGGTGTGCGGGCCGTACAAAGACTTCGACACCGACACCGACAATCAGGTTGTGTCGATGGTGCTCGGCGGGTTCCAAGAGTGGAGCCTGCCTGATAGTGGGGCGAACGACCTGTGGGCTCGCATGGGCCGCGACAGCAACGGAGACTGGGACGGTAATGGCATCCGCATGCGGGTGCAGGGCAACTGGATCAAGCTGTCGAGGTTCAACAACTTCTCGCAGACGGTGATGTTTCAGCGTCCGCTTCTGGTGGCCCCGCTGATTGGGGAGAAGTTCACCCTGGTTGCCGGGTATGAGGGCGATCCGCGCATGTTCAAAGTGTTGCGCAATGGGTTGCCGATCTTGTCGCACAAGGAAACCGGCACTGGTAGCGAGCTTGGCCCGGATTATCGGGGTATTGGGTTTGGTATGCAGGCCGGTGGCGCGTTGATCACGCAGGCGACACCAGCTCCGGTGCGGAAAGTGTCGGCTGGCGACAATGCGAATGTCACCCAGTCGGGGTTTGTGTCGATGGTCAATGTTGGTGACCAGCCGATGTATTGGGATGCGACCTTGTTTGGCCCGGGCACGTTCCGGTTGTATGACGGTCCCGGCGCGGATGAGTATGTGGAGTTTGGTCCGCTGCTGCCCAATCAGATTGTGTTCCTACGTACCGACCCGCGCTCACAGACGACGTTGGTGCAGGATTTGACGTCGGTGCCGCCGTCGCCGCAGGAGTTGAACATTTTCCAGCAGGCGGTGAAGTCGTTGTTGTCGTTCTTCTCGGAGCGGAACGCGTTCACCGACCAGATTGGGTCGCTGTTTGGGATTGTTCCCCCGCAGGGCAATTTCTATAAGTACCTGTCGGGCCGGTTCAGTGAGAACGCGGCGATCCCCGCGAAGTCACCTGGCGAACCGGCGCAGCAGTTCTTTGTGAAGACAGAAATTGTTGGTGGCAACGCTGACTCGAAGGTGATTCTTTCGGGGACTCCGTTGCGCCGCTACCCGATGTAGCCACTGGCCGATACCTCGGTGAGGGGTGAATTTGTGGCGCCTGTGAACCAGGAAAGGAGGGGATGACGGTTGTCGAAGTTTGAACGCGAAACAGCCGCATGGCAATCCGCCCTCCAGTCCGGCGACCCGAACAGGATCGCACGAACCGCGCGGGCGTTGACGGAACGCAAATCGAAGGTAGACACGTCGTTCCGGTTCACGGTGTGCGACAAGTTTTGGCAGCCGATGGGCGCTGTCGGTGGCGACCTGATCGAGGCGTCGGGTGCTGACCCGCGCAACGATGTTGAAACCGGCCGGATCGTCCTCAAAGGGAACAGCCCTCTCATCCCTTTGTTCATGGACTGCAAAAAGACGATGGTCGGTGTCATCGTCGAGACAGCCGGTTTGCGGTATGCGTTCTACACGAAGAACCACACCTACGAGTACCGCGACAGCGCATGGACCGGCACCGCTGAACTGCGCGGTATCCGCGACATCCTCAATTACTACGTGATTTGGCCGTCGTGGTGGCTGCCGATTCAGGCACAGCCGTTCTCGCACGCGATCTTCGTGTGGGCGCTGCAAACCGTCGTGGAGAACATGGTCGCAGAATGCGCTCTGCGGTTGCAGTCCGGGTGGCTGGAGTTCATCAACAACGGCCTGTCGTTAAACCCGGATATCCGGGCATGGTTCGGCACCGTTCTGCAAGCCCTGTCGCGGGACGGGCTGTCGGTCCAGGCGTTCACCCGCATGCTGCGAACCCCGGTGTATGTGTCACGCACCAATCCACTGCTGGACACGTCGCCGATGGTGGCTCGCACAGTGCGGATGGAAACCGTTCAGGCCGTCATCAAGGACGTTACCCAGTCGTACGGTGTGGATACCCGCATGGATTTGTGGCTTCCAGGTGATCCGCAGCCTGACAGGTGGGCGAACCTGGACCAGCCTACCTACGTGTTTTCCACAGTGGACCGGTCGCAGATCACTGGTCCGACGAAAACCGTGCTCGATTCGGTGCTGCGCACCACGATTGACCTTGGCGGGTCGCTGGGGGACATCTTCAAACCTGTCATCAAGCAGGTTCCCGGCATGGACGGCGTGTTCTATGCGCCCGCGTTGGGTGTGGATTTCGAGCAGCCATACGCCTATTTCGTGGCCCCCGAGCCGGGTGAGGACACCGGCATCGATGCGTGCACGATCACTGACCACACACCTGAGGGTTGGCAGCACATTATTGGTGGCCGTAGCCCAAAGTGGTTGAACGACTTGATGAATGCCACCTTCGCATGGCTGATCGACTCGCTGATGATCGTTGTTGGATTCACCGGCATACCGTCCGATCTGCTGTCGGGGTTCCTGAACAACAGCTTCCTGGCTTTTCAGTTGATTCAGCATTACGACCGCCGTGACGAAGTTGGCCCGTACCATCCGGCGATCGAGCGGTTCTATCCGACAGCATCAGCGCCGTACAACATCGAAACGGTGTTCGCATTCATCAACGCCTTGTTTGATTCGCAGGGCAAGACGACGGCGACGGTGCAGTTCCGCAACGGTGCCCAGTATGCGTTGGGCCGGGACGTTTTTCGCGGCGGCCTGATGTCGCTGGTGTTCATGTCACGTACCCGAATGGTGACTGACTACATCGAAAACGTCATGTGGCGGGTTTCCCAGGATGAGCGGAAGGTGATCGCGCAGTTGGGGGATGGACGCAAGTCGGAGGCCCCGTTGGCGAAGCATCAGCGGTTCATCACGGGGATTTTTGAAACGTTGTCGGTCCTCACGCTGTCACCTCAGGGATAAGCAGCGGTCGTCCTTTCTTTCTGTAACTCGCCCAATGTGAATGGAGCGTGCCTTATGTCGTGGCCTTTGAATCCTGCTGGGACTCACTATTTGTTTGAGGGGATCGTGGAGATTCCTGTCGATCCTACGGCGGGTGCGGCGATTCTCCAGTTGCGTCCGCAGGGCGGTATCGGTGTTGGTGTGCCCGCGATCGAGAAGGGTGATCCGGGTGTGCCGGCCACGTTCGATACGACGGTGAATCTGACGGAGCTGGACCCGGACGATCCAACCCCGGCGGAGGCGTCGTTCACTGAGATCACGCCACCTGGAACATCCACGCCGGGTGTGTACCGGTTGAACCTGGCGCTGCACGCCGGCGCGAAGGGCGCGGATGGTGAGGCGGTGTGGGACCCGACGGATGTTGATCCTTCTCCTGTTGCGGGTCAGGTGCCGGTGGTGAATTCGACTGCTGATGGGTTTGTGTTGGCGGCGCAGCGTGTGGGGGACCGGTATGTTCCGGCGTCGATCAACAACACTGCGTCGGGTAACGCGAACTCGACTTTGGCTCAGGTGTCGATCCCGGCGCAGCCGTTTGATTGGCGGCCGCGTGTGCAGGGGTACACGGTGGTCACCGGTGAGGGTGCGGATGTTCGGGTTGATTTGGTGGCCCGGTTGAACGGTGAGACTGGCGGCAACGTGATCGGCCGGTGCCCCGGTGTGGCGCAATCGGAGCGGCTGACGCTTGTTTCGGGACCTGCGGCGGGTTCATCGGATGGGTTTGACCGTGTGGCGGCCGGTACACCGGCGACGATCTATTTCCGGTGTGAACGGCGAGCGGGTTCGGTGACGTACACGACTTCTGCTTCTACGTCGATGTTTTCGGTTGAGGTTCTTCCGCTGTCATGACGTCATCGTTTGATCCGTTGCCGGAGTGGGCTCATGCGGTGCCGTCTGAGCCGGGTATTCATCCGGAGCAGTCGGTGTTGCAGTGGCAGCGTCCGTTCACTGTTCAGCAGCTGCTTGAGATTGGTGAGCAGTTCATTGAGCAGTTTTTGGCGTGGGTGGTGCGCGCGGTTGTCGGCGTGTTCGTTCCGGGTGAGGCGTCGTTCGACCAGTTGCGTGATTGGGCTTTGAACATCCCCATTCTCGGGGACATCATCGAAGCGATCACCGGCCTTGTGGGTGGCGGGATTGAGGAACTGACCCAGTTCTTCACGAACGTTCGAAACTTCTTCCAGTCGATCGACTTCAACAGCCCAAACTTCAACCCGCTTCAGGCTGCGGCGCAGTTGGTGAACATCATCCTTGCGCCGCTGCGCAATTTGCTGCCCAGTTTGTTGACGATTCTGCCGATCGGCGGTATCTCAAACCAAGCACCGAACATTCTTCCCGCCCCGAAGTTTCCTGAGGGGTCGGTGGGGGATAACGCGGATTGGGTTGTGGACCCGTCGCATTCTCGCAGCGGGGATGGTACTGGCGCGGCGAAGGTCATTGCCGATGGCACGTTGAAGGCGCTGCGGTCGGGGCAGAATGTTGGCGATTTCTTCGCGGTGAGCGAATGGCAGACAATCACTGCCCGGGTGTTTGTGTCGCATGAGGGGTATGTGGGCACGGGCGCGCCGATTCGGTTGCAGCTGGTGCCGTACATCGACGGTGTTGCACAGCCCCCTGTGGATTTGAACGCGTACGCCCCCCAGGACGCGAACTTGGCGTGGCCCGGTAAGGAGCTGTCGGGGGAGTATCGGGTGCCCGCTGGGGTGACTGGTGTGCAGACCCGGTTCGTGGTGACCGAAGACGCCACTGCGGGCACGTTCTGGTGGGATGACGCCGAGGTCAAGCAGACCGGCGTTATTCAGCAGTCGTGGGTCGAGGGTCTTCCGGAGATTCTGCAAACCTTGTTGGCACGGGTGCAGTTGACGATTGACACGGTGGTGTCGGCGATCCGCGGCGGCGTGCAGACCGTTGAGAACACGCTGGAGGATTTGTTCGACGCTTTGCGCAACATCTCCCCGGAGTCAATCGCCGGCATGCTCGGCCCGGAGAATCTGCGGGAAACCATCGAGAACATCGTCAACAGCATTGTCGGTGGACTGGTAGGCCTTCCAGGTATTGGTGCTGGCATCGCCGACCTGTTCAACGTGTTGCAGGAGATCGCCTCGCGCGCCAGCTTGGGGTTGTTCTCGTGGGACATCCTTGGCATCAGGACCAACAAGCCCGTCGATAGTGGTTTGTTGCCGTCGGAGCGGTCCAACTTCCCGCTGTCGAACGTCACGACGTGGCTGGAGGCCACGCAGAGCAATTCGCTCATCGGTGTTGACCTGATCGAAGAGTCGATGCCGCTTGGCGTGGTGTCGTGGATCGGCTACGGCCTTTCAGGGATCACCGAGTTCTACGTCAACATCTGGAAGGTCGACTTGGCGTCGGGCGACTGGACGCTGGTGCACCATTCCCCGAACATCGTGGGGCTTTTGGGCGGCACGGCCGCCCCCGGGGAGTTCATCTCCTACGAGCTGGATGACCCGGTTCCCGTGGTGGCGTCTGAGGCGTACGCCTATGAGCTTGTCCCGGTGGGCGGTACGCATTATGTGCGTGGCCGCGTGGCGGACTTGCCGAATCATCCGACGTCGCAGATTGTGTCGCTGGCGGCCACCAGAAACAACACGTCGCCGGATAGCCCGCCGTCGTCGATTGCGAAGGCGTCGGTGACCCGCTCGGGCGATGTGCCGTGGGTGAGCATCGCCGTGGATACAGGTTCCGGCGGCGACCATCACGATCCGTTGAAGGTCTACCTTGGCACCGCGGCCACGGTGTTCCCGGTTCCGAACTGGGTGAACTACATCGACCCGGTTGCGGTGGGCGCTGGTGGTGGTGGTGCACAAGGCTGGGCATTGGGCATCAACGGTCAGGCCGGTCAGCCTGGGAAGTTCAACGCCACCACATGGGTGCGCGGTGAGCATTTCGGCGACAACGCCATCATCACCCTCGACCCGGGCGCTGGCGGCGTGGGCGGTCCTGGTGACGGCGCTGCCGGTGGGAACACCACGTTGTCTATCTCCACGCCCGGGGGTGACACGTATTCCATTGTCGCCGAGGGCGGCGCGGCGGGCACCACTGAAGGGTTTTTGTCGAAACCTGTTGGCCGAGGCCCGGGCACGTTCACGTTCAACGAGCAGGACTATGTGGGCGGCGTTGACCAGAAGGTCATGGGCGGCCACGGTGCGCCGGCTGGTGGTGCCGGTAACGGCGGCAAGGGCTCGTTGGCGGCCTTTCAGTCCGGCGGCAATGGCGCTCCTGGTGGCGGCTGGGTGTTCTTCCGGCCCGACCCGCTGCCTGACCCTGACCCGGATTTGACGCCCCCGACGCCCCCCACGTTGGTGGAGCTGGTCGATTCAACTTTCAGCACTATCACGATTACGTGGTCTGGAGCAACAGACGTATGACAATCAAAGGGTATTTCGTTTACGCGAAAGAGAAGGACGCTTCGGGCGATTTCGTTCAGTTGAATCCCGACCCGGTGTTGCCGCCGTATGGGACAAACGGTTTGAAGTCGAACACCACGTACGAGTTCTATGTGAAGACGGTGGACAACGCCGGCTGGTTGTCGGACCCGTCGGATACCTACGAGTTCACCACTCCCGCGCACACTGCGGGTGATTTGTTGTCGCCGGAGGACCAGGCGATGGTGGATTTGATTGTGGAGGAGTCCCGCGCGGAGACCGGCCAGCCGGGGGTGATGTTGCAGATCACTGGTCCGCGCGGGAACTATGCGAAGGCGTATGGCACCACCGTGGGCGGCACGGTTCGCCCGTTGACGTTGGATGACCACTTCCGCATGGGTTCCTCCACGAAGATGTTCACCGCGATTGCGTTTTTCCAGGCTGTCGATAAAGGGTTGATCTCGTTGGATGACACTCTGGAGCAGTACGTTCCGGGGATTCCGAACGGTACCGCGATCACGATGGGGCACATGCTGTCCATGCGGTCGGGTATCGCGGAGTATACGGCGGGTATCAACGCGCTCTGGATCACGCTGTTTCCGACGTGGCCATGGACGGGCGCGAAGGACTTCCTGAGCTCTATGAAAGGGCCGTCAAATTTCTATCCCGGCACCGACTACCTGTATACGAACTCCAACTTTGCGCTGATCGGGATGGTTCTAGAGATTGTTGACCCGGCCCATCGGCCGATCAAGCAAATCTTCAAAGAAGACATCATAGACCCTCTTGGGCTGACAGAAACGTCATGGCCGCCGATCGGTCCAGTTCCACCCCCAGCGTCGATCGCTGACACGTTCAACCCGAACTTCCTCGACGCTGCCGGGGCGCTGGCGACGAACATCAACGACTACACGAAGTTCGCGGAGGCGTTGCGGGACAACGCGATGGGCCTGTCGCCCGAGTCGTATGACGCGTGGCTGTCAACATTCTGGAAGCATCCCACGGGGTGGGACCCGTACGCGAACGGGTTCTACATTCCTTCCGAGTATTACTACGGGTACGGGATAGAGTCGTTCGGAACGTGGTTCGGGCATCCGGGACTTTTTTCGGGTGGCTGGTCGTCCACGATTTTCTTTGAGCGGGACTCGGGTGCGACATTCACGCTGCACGAGAACTCGAATACCTCCAACCCCCCGGCCGCGGGCTATACCCGCATTTGGGTGCGGGTGGCGGAGTATCTGTACCCCGGAACGATTACGAATGACCAGAACTGGCCGGTGCCGCCGGAGCCGGTGGATATTGGGTTCGATGCAGTGTCGTCGGCCGGGGCTGGTGTCGGTAGCGCCACTGTGAACTTCAAGGCCTCCGAGGGGGCCACGGTGTTCGCGGTGGTGGCGTGGGACCGCGCGGGCTCAGCCCCGTCGGCCACGTATGGCGGCGCCGGCGGTGTACTTCTCGGGTCCGTTTCGCACAATGGCGATCCGGCGAATGGAGGATTGGCGATTTTCCGCATGGAGAACGCAGGCTCCGGCGTTGCTCGCCAGATGAAGGCCACCGGGCCGGGCTGGGTGAGTGCGTATGCCATTTCATTCAACGATGTTATGTCCGTGGGAACCCCCACGTTCGCGCACGGCAACGGCACCGCGCACAGCCAGTCGGTGACGGTACCGAGCGGGGTGACGCTGCAGGCGTTCTCGGCTGGGGCCGGGGGGGTGTCGTCGCACAAGCTGACAACGATTCTGGGGGCGCGCTTGCGCGCGGAGCAGTCGGGGATCGCCCCGCCCCTGTGTGTCAACACAACCACGAGGACGGGGACGGTGAGCGCTACATCGGCGCAGCCGAACAGGTGGGCTGGCATGGCGGTGAACTTGCAGATTGGGGGATAAGCGTGGCTGTTGGCTGGTGGGCTGAGTCCCACGTCTCATTCGGCGTCACCCTCACCCCCGAGGTGGGATTCCACTACGGCGGGCCGAAACAAGAGTTCGGCGTCACCCTCACCCCCGAGATCGGCATGTCCGCCGTGGCGCACAACCGTGCGAGTTTCGGTTTGTCGGTGCCGGTTTCGCTGGGAATGGCTGCGGCCAGCCACAGCAAGGCGTCGTTCGGTCTGGTGTTCGCGCCGTATATCGCGATTCGTGGTCCGGCCGCGTTCGAGCCGGTGTTTCCGTCCGAGGATTTGTATCCGTCGGTGTCGCTGTTCCCGACGCCGCGCGCGCAGACCCCCGGTTTCGGGTTGTCGTTCACACCGAGCCTGGGGTTCGAGGCCGCGCCGAAGTTTGCGCGGTCGTTCGGTATCGAACTGGACCCGCAGGTCGGCATGGGTACCGCACTCGGGTTCACGAAGGGCTTCGGGCTCGAACTGTCCCCGCAGGTTGGAATGTCCGGCGCGGAGCGGTATTACCGCGAGTTCGAGCTGACGTTGACCCCGGAAATCGGTATGGACGCAGAGGGTAATGACGGTGTTGACCCGGTGGCGTTCGACGCGGTAACCATGTCCCAGCAAACGACGTCGACGTTCTCGTTCAACCACACGGCCACCGCCGGAGCGTCGGTACTGGTGTCACTGGTCGTACAGGGCAACGACACGATCGCCTCCGTCACCTACGACGGATCAGCGATGACGCTTATCGGCAGCCAGGCTCTAAACAATAACGCTGGCAGTGGTTCCCAACACTTGTACGTCATTCATGGCGTTGCTGGCGGGTCCAAGCAGGTGACGGTCAACAAGCCCACCGGCTTCGGGTGGGTGGGCGCTGTCGCGGCCTCGTACCTGAACGCGACCACCACCGGCACTGTGCAGAAGTCATACGGAAACAGTGGTTCGGCAAGCCTGTCGGCGTCCGCGCCTGGAGACGGTGGCCGGGTAGTCGTTTCGTTCGCCAACATTGGGAACCGGACGTTTACACCCTCTGGCGGAACGAACCGATTCTCGGGTTCGGGCCTGTTCCCGATCCTGACCATCAGCGACGCGACGACGGCCACGAACTTCACGGCGACAAGCTCGTCGGGCACATGGGCCGCCATGGCGGTCCCGCTCAATCCCGTATAACCCGAAAGGAAACAATCATGGGCATTCCCAATGCAACTCACAAAGCAGCATCGGACGCCATCGCCGGTCTCGGTGACTGGATCAGTGTGCATACCGGAGCTGCCGGCACCACAGGTGCGAATGAAGCCACGGGTGGTGGATATGCGCGGGAGCAGACGTCGTGGACGTCGGGCTCCACGGGCACCAACACCGGCGACGAGGTTGAAATCTCCGTGGCGGCAGGCACCTACGTGGAGGGCGGCATCTGGTCGGCCAGCTCGTCGGGCACCTTCGTCGGTTCGGAAGCTTTCGACGACGGTGACGTGGAGGTGTCCGGTTCGGGGGCGAGCATCTCCGTGACGCCCCGCATAGTCGCCTGAAATCCTGGATAGGGGAACTGTTTTGAACATCAAAACTGATCATCAGATCGTCGCATTCGGCAACGACATGATGGGCTTGTTTGACCGTGACGGCACGCTGATTGTGCAGGCCGCCCGCGTGGTCGGCGGGTGGGAGGTCACCGCCGAGGGGCGGCCCCCGGCGACCGTGTTGGATCGGTCTTCGGCGATCACCGAAATGATCAACACCGCCCTCGCGGTGCTTCCGGGTGACGGTTATTCGTGCCTGGTGCCGAGGGGTTTGCGGGCGCAACCCTAGGAGGGGGTTTGGTATGGCTTATTCGAAGCAGTCGTGGGAGAACGTTCCCTCGACGAACACCCCGTTGTCGGCGGACCGTCTCAACCACATCGAGGACGGTATCGAAGGGGCGCATGAGGGGCTGGACGATAAGGCCGACCTCGCCCACGACCACGTTTTGGCCGATGTTACCGATGTCACCTCTACTGGCGCGGCTATTGCTGGCGCGGCGGATAACGATGCAGCCCTGGAGGCTTTGCAGCCGGAGTTGGACAACAAGATCCACGGGATCGTCGACTACTACGCGACCAACGAGTTGGATGTTCAGGTGGATGCTTCCGATGTGGTGTCGGGCACGCTGAGCATTAATCGCATCCCCGTGGGTAGTAGTGGTTCCACGGTGTGTGTTGGTAATGATTCGCGCCTGTCGGACCAGCGGACACCCTTGGACAACTCGGTGACCCTGGCCAAGATTCAGGACGGTGCGATCACCAACGCGAAGATCAATACCGGCGCGGCGATTGCGAAATCGAAGCTGGCTTCGGATGTGCAAACCTCACTGGGTAAAGCGGATTCGTCGGTGCAGAAATCCGGCAGCGCGTCCGGGATGTGGATGGGCACCACCCTTCCTGGTACCGGCACGGCGGGTGTGTTGTACGTGGTGGTGCCGTGAAAGTTTGGAACGGCACGGCGTTCGTTGACCCCACCGCGTTCAAAGTGTGGAACGGGTCGGCGTTCGTCAACCCTGAGCTGTACACGTGGAACGGGACAAGCTTTAACAAGCTGTGGCCGACGTTCACCCCGTTCAGCATTTCCAGCGAAGACCCCGGCTACGAGGATCTGATCGACGAGCCGGTGCCCGAGGGCGCTTCGGGCTGCTGGGTGACTCTGGTAGGCGGCGGCGGCGGTGGCCAGGCTGGGTATCGCGGCGCCTCCGGCACCAACCGGCCGGGCGGTGCCGGAGGCGGTGGCGGGTCGAAGATACCCCGCGTATGGGTTCCGCGGGCCGCGATGGGCTCTACCTACACTGTATCCCAGGGTAAGGGCGGGCTCGGTGGCCAGCCCTTGTCCAGCGGCTCAGGCTGGGGCCCAACTCCGACCCCGGCGACGGTCTCGCTGTTCCAGTCCGGATCTGCAACACTGATCGCAGGTCGAGGCGGCTACGGTACCGACGGAGGCGGTCCCGGAAACCTCGGCAGCTCGATCTCAGGTGTTCCCGATGCGGTCATCATCCCCGGCTCCGACGGCGGCGCAGGAGGCGTGTCCGGAGCGGGTTCTCCGGGCGTCGACAACACCGCGGGCGCAGGAGCTGGCGGCGGTGGTGGCGGGCGCTACTCGTCCTCAGCCACTACTTCGCACGGCGGTCGAGGCGGGAACTCCACGCACGGTACAGGAACCCCCGGCGGAGCTGGTACTACAGAGGCCCCGAGCAGCCCCGTTGACGCGGCCGATCAGGTCGCTGGAAACCCTGGCGCTGGTGGCGGCGGCGGCGATGGGCTAGTCGGTACGGGGGCAGACGGCGGTAACTACGGTGGCGGCGGCGGCGGTGGCGGCGGCGGTAGCAACGGCCGGCCCGGAGGTAACGGCGGTGACGGCTACGTCCTGATCGAGTGGGAATAACTCGCTAACGGTTCGGGTCACCAGCAGCGCGGAGTTGATACACACGCTGCTTGGAAATCTTCAGGGCGCGGCCAATGTCATGCCACGTGATGCCGTGGACAGTCATCGCCTCGTAGACGAGGGCAGCCAGTTCGGCATCAAGCTCGGCGATAGTCGCTGCGCGTTTCTGCCGGTTGGCGATCATGCGGTCGATGATTGTCACATCTAGGAGTGTATCTCAAAGAAACACTTGTGCACGTGGTCAAACGCGGTTAGACTCGCGTTCATCAACTTGAGACGCCGCCCGGCGGGGCGAAAGGCCTGAGAAACCAACCCCGCCGGACGGCCCACCCCCAACAGGAGGCCCACCAATGCTACGCACCACCACCGCGACTGTCTTCGCAATCGCCGCACTCGCACTCGGAATACCCGCAGTCGCTGATGCCGCACCCGCCCACTGCGCGAATCACGGCACCGGCCACGGGCAGATCTACAAGCACGCATGCGCCACCGGCAGCGGCGGCGCAGGAGCCGACTGGACATACGCCACCCACGCCGACGGCACACCCAAGATGGACGGCACCAAACACATCTACAAGTGCGTGCGCCACTGCGGCGGCGGCCGCCACCACGTCGAAACCACCGACACCTGGTGACCCGCCATGAAGATCCACGTTCAATCCCGCGGCCCCGCCGGCTGGAACGCAACAGTCCTCTTCACCACAGGAACCGTCCTGACTGTCGCTGACGACCAAGGTCGCAGGCACCTGATCGACACGTCCCGCGTCACGGTCAGGAGGCTGCCGTGACCAAGCCCCTGCCAAGCAGGTGCACTGTGAAACGCATAGCCGGGGCTCTCGGAACCGGACTCCTCGGAGGCATCGCACTCACCAGTGTCCTGTCCTGGATGTTCGCCACAGGCAACCCCGCCATCGACTTCTTCATCGAACGCGACACCCTGTTCTACTTCTAAACCCACCCCAGAAAAAGCCCCGCCACCCACTTGGTGCGCGGGGTTTTTCTATGCCCCGAAAGGAACCACGGACATGGACCGATTAGGCATCGTCCTGCTCAAACTGTTCGGACCACTCGCCGACCGGATCGCCGACCGAATCGCCGACAGGATCACCGAGAACCTGCCCGACCTGTCCGATTTGGACGACCAGATCGTCGCGAAACTCCCCGACCTGACCAACCTTCCAGCGCAAGTCATGGACATCATCGACGGCGCGCTGCGCTCCATCCCCGTCCTCGGCGGAATCCTCGGGAGCAAACGGTGACCACGAAAGATCAAGTCGCCCAAATCACCATCGCCGAAGCCAAGGCGCGCGGCTACACCCGCAGCGAATGCCTGGCGGTCATGTCCACCTTCTACCAAGAGTCCGGCTGGAACGACACCATCTGGGACCCGACCCACACCACCTACGGCATTGCCCAGCAGGACGGCTCCTACCCACACCGCTTCGACGGTGCCGCAGCCCAAATCAAAGGCTTCTTCGACAAGCTCGACGTGTGGCGCGCCAAACCCGGTGCCAGCACCGATATATGGCTGAACATCTGCTGGATGCAGCAGGCCCCCAACTGGCCCAGCGCTGACTACTGGTACGCCAACGGCCGCCGCGCCTACCTCACCGAAATCAAGTCACGCATCGCCACCGTCACCCCCTACCTCGACAAGTACTGGCCCGCCGATGGAGGTACCGCCGTGCCCGAAAACCGCCCGCCGTACAACGAGTTCCCCATCTGGTCGAACAACAACAGCGCCCGCAGCGGCAAGCCCACCATGTTCCTGATCCACACCCAAGAAGGCGGCGGCGGGGACGCTGCCGCCGAGAACCTGGCGAAGTGGTTCCAGAACGGCAACGGCGTCTCCTACCACTACACGATCTCCCAGGCATCCGATGGTGGTGTGACGGTGGTCGATTGCGTCGACACCGACCGCGCCGCCTGGTCTGTGGGCAACGCCAACAGCATCAGCATCAACCTGTGCTTCGCGGGGTCGCGAGCATCCTGGATGCGGGATCAGTGGATGAAGCAGTCCAACGCAATCGACGTCGCAGCCTACCTCGCGGTGCAGGACGCGAAGAAGTACGGCTTCACCCCGCTCGTGGTGCCACCGCCGTATATGAATGGGCGACCTGGCATCTCGGACCACCGGTGGGTGACCGACGTGTTCAAGTGGGGCACCCACACCGATGTTGGCGCCAACTTCCCGTGGGACTACTTCACCGAATGCGTCAACCACTGGGCGGCTGGCGGCAAGACCGAACCTGAACCGCCGAAGGTGAAACGCTTCCCGGACGACTGGACCGACCGCGAAATCCTCGTCGAGATTCTGCGGCAACTGCGCGGATACAACCTCACTGGCTGGCCGCAGCTCGGCGACAAAACCCTCGTGGACGCGGTAGCCGAAATCCGAAATGTCGTCTGCGACAAATAGAATCGACGTGACGGGGCCGGGTGCGCGCCAACGCATCCCAGCCCCTAACCCCATCACTGAACTGAGCAGAGAGGGGCTAGCAGTGGATGCTACCCAAGAGCAATGGCGCCCGGTAGTCGGCTACGAGGGCATGTATGAAGTCAGCGACCTCGGCCGGGTTCGATCGGTTGACCGCTGCGTGGTCACTAAGTCGGGTCCGCGCACCTACCGGGGGCGTCTGCTGCATCAGCATCCAGACGGGCGCGGATACCTCCGGGCGAGTCTTTCCAGGGTCGGGGACAAGCCGCGGATGTTCAAAGTGCACCGACTTGTACTGGAGGCGTTCGTCGGTCCACGACCTGGCAACCTGTCTGGGTGCCATAACAACGGGATTAATACGGACAACCGCCTTGAAAACCTGCGCTGGGATTCGCACACAGAGAACATGCTTGACGTTGTCCGGCACGGGCGGCACCACTATGCGAAGCGCGACAGGTGTCCGAAAGGCCACGTATTCAATGAGCCCAACACGCTGATTAGTCCAAGAGGCGCACGGGTCTGTCGCACGTGCCAGAAGCAATATAACGATCGTTACTACCAGACTGCATGCGACGAAAAGCGTGCACGCGGCTGGATTCCGAAGCGCGAGAGAACGAAATGCCCACTCGGACATGAGTACGACTACTTCTACGTCAACAAAAGAAACGGCAAAGTGACGCGGCACTGCAAGACGTGTCGTGCGCAGAACCACCGAAACTTCAAGAAGCGAAGGGCTGGCGCATCGTGCGTATAGCGAATGCATATGTAGGCTTGGGCGAAGGTGATATATCGCCCGAGGTGGGAAGGGTGAAACAACTTCTCAAGAAAAAGTTCACCCCCGCGCGCAACACCCTCGACGACAGCGACGTGTTCACTCCCGCGCTCACTGCCGAAGTGAAACGCATCCAGGGCATCTACACCATCGAGGGCAAGCCGGGCGCCCCGCACTACATCGCCGGTGTGGTCAACCGCGAGTTCAAGTACGACGTCGGCCTGCTGAAGCGGCCGGCGCCGGTGCTGCCGATCATCTTCACGCAAGAGGGCCACCAGTCGAACATGTTCTTCGGGCCGTGTGCGTCGACCGCCAGCCAGCTCGAACAGCAGGGCGTGTGCCACTGGAAGCCGATCGGCGATTGGAACACCGCGGCGCTGCCGTTCGACAAGAGCGGCATCGACGCGTGGGTACGGCAGCTGTCGCGCCACGAGATCGAGGGCCCACCGGTGGATCCGAACAACCCGAACGGCCCCAAGATCATGTGGCCGTTCCCACCGGGCACGCCGTGGGGCGGCATCGGGTTCAGCCGCGGCGCCAAGGACTTCTGCGACTTCATGACTCGGCACGTCATCCCCGTGAACGCGCCGCTGCACTACCGGCTGGCCGACTTCCGCCGCGGCCTGGCGTTCGGCAACCCGCGCCGCGCGAAGGATGCGATCTGCTCGTGGGCGCAGTCGCCGCCCGACCCGGGCACCCACGGCATCATGGACCGGCTGTTCGACGCGCGCGCCCTGGGTATCGCCGACCGGTGGGCCGAGAACGCCAACGACGAAGACATGTTCGCCGAGGTCGGCGACGACGCGGCCGGGAAGAACCAGACCGCGATCGCCCGGATCATCACGGAGAACTCGTGGATCGGCGGCCCGACCGCGTTGTTCTCGCGGGTGCTCACCCTGTTCGGAAACCCGGTCGGTGAGGGCTTCGGCATCGTCAAGGCGATCTTCGACGCCGTCATGTTCCTCGCCGCCAACCCCAATCCGCACTACTCGACGTTCGCCACACCGGGCGACGTGGAGTGGATGCGCGGCGTCGCGACCTGACCCCGCGCTGTCCGACAACCCAACCATCAGAGGGGAAATGCAAGCCATGTTGACACGTTCGTTTTGGATCGACGCCGCCGAACGCGCGGCCCGCACGTTCGCCCAAACCGCGATCGCCACACTCGGCGCGGGCGCGGTTGACCTACTCGCCACCGATTGGGTGTCAGTGCTGTCAGTGTCCGGCGGCGCCGCAGTGGTGTCACTGCTGATGTCTATCGGCGCGGAACGCCGCGGCAACCCCGGAACAGCTTCTGCGACTAGAGCGGTCACTGCCGCATGATGTGGGAATCGGTGCGCGAAGCAATGGACGCCGCGTACCAGCCCGACGATGGTATCGACCTGATAGGACTGCTCATCATCGGTTTGCCTTCCACGATCGCAGCGATCGGAACGGGAATTGTCGGTGTCCTCACTGTTCGAGGGCAACGTAAGGGCCGGGAACGTGCCCGACAGATCGACGCGAAAACCGATGAGATTCACGAGCAGACCGTCAACACCCATGACACCAACATGCGCGACGACCTCGACGAGATACGCGATCTGGTGCGGGACGGATTCAAACAGATTCAACGGGACATCGGAGGGTTGAGGGAGGAACTGCGAACCGAACGCCTCGAACGCATCGAAGGCGACAAGCGACGCGACCGGTGAAACACCAGGAAAGGGAACACCGAATGTCACTCTTGGCCGATCTTGCAGGTTTGGAGCCACGCACCTGCCCCGCATGTGATTGGGTTGGTGCCCGGTCGAAGCAGGAACGTGCAGAGATCAAATCCTCGTTGGAGTCCGCGAAACGCGGCGACGTCAGGTTCACCGATGTGTTGCGGGTCCTCGTCAAACACGGTATGCCAGAAATGAACTCGCAAGCGTGGCGGCATCACGCGAGGAACCATCATGTCGCTGACTAGCGACTTGCGCCAGGTGCGTATCGCCGAGGGTGTGCGCAACAAAATCCTGATCCTCGACGTTGAACGGCTCCCCGGAATCACCGAACAATACTGGTGGGGCAGGGGAGACCTGAAGAACCGGTACGTGCAGTACGAGACGGTGACCCGCATGCCGCGCACCACGATTGTGTGCGCCAAGTGGTATGACCAGCCCGAGGTTATCCAGCTCGCCGAATGGGACAAAGGTGGACGCAAACGGTTCCTGCGGCGCGTCCACAACCTGCTATCCCAAGCGGATATCGTTGTCGGCCACTACATCGACGAAGCTGATGTGCCGTGGCTGAAGGGTGATCTGCATTTGGAGGCCGGGTTACCTCCGCTGCCTCCGTTCAAAACCGTTGACACGTTGAAGGTGCTGCGCCGCGAGTTCAAATCCGGTGCCCCATTCAAAGGTTTGGACGCGTTCTGTCAGATCGTTGGCCTGCCCGCCAAAACTGACCGCTACGACCGGGGCGCGATGGAACGTGCCGTGACGGGGAAGAGCGTTGAGGATCGGGAACGCTTGGTGTCGTACTGCGCTGGCGATGTGGTAGCCACGCAGGGGTTGTACGACTTCCTGCGTCCGCACATCAAAAACCATCCCGCACTGTTCGTTGACGGCGAGGACAGGTTGATGGTGTGTAACCGGTGCGGTGGTGAAACGGTGGTGATCCCGCGGCGGTACGTGGCGAATGTGTTGACGTACACGATGCGCCGCTGCACCAACTGCGGGGCGCATTCACGACTGTCCATCGAGCCGGAACGCATGAGCGCCGTGAGAGGGGTCTGACCAATGAACGTTCGAGTGTGCACGTTTCTGGACCACAGTGTGACGGTAGGGTTCCTGTGGGACGCGCTCAAAACGTGGGTGCGACCGTGAAGCCGGCCGATCCTGTCCGGGCTGCGATCCAAGAGAGTTTGGATGCGCAGGGCGACGGCTGGCAGGTTGCCCACTATGTGGCGGTTGTCGGCCTGGAACGCATCACCGGCGACCGGATGGACCTGGGTGCGACGACGATCATCACACCCGTAGGCCAGCCCGACTATCTGACGGAGGGGCTGGTGAATCGTTACTGGGACGAATCGGATGATGAGTGATCCGCAGTTGGAGTTGTGGCGGTCGGTGTGGCTGGCGGTCGTGGCGGGGATGATCGTCGCGCTGCTGGTTTACGTCCTGGCTTAATCTTCGGATTGTGAAGGCAGCCGCCCCCTTGCACTCTCCAGTGGTTATCAGGGCTCCACGCTCGGGAAACGCCAGATGCGATGACGTCCGATCTCGGACAGAGTTGTGTATTCGTTGACTCTGATGAGTAGGTCTTCGTCGGATTCCTGGCGCTCCCTGTATGCCCAACCCCCGCGTTTGCTGACGCCGGGTATAGGCGGAATGTTCGGATCGAACTCGACAACCCAATTGTTCTCACGAAGCATCCGGTAAAACGAACGGAGACGCTTCAGCTTGTAATCTTTCATGCCTTTGCCGCGTGTGGCGATGTATTCGCCATGATCCCTCAGTCGTTTATGCGGCGCGCACTGAGAAAGAGGCTCAGGCACCTTGAACGGGTATTCGCGGCGGATAACCTGCCGGTCGGTCAATTTACCTCCGTACGTGTGAACGTGCCATGAAACAGCCTGTGGTGTCACACCGTACATCCGGGCGATATCCGCCTCAGTCTCCCCCGCAGCTTTCAGAGCCTCAATCACTTCTAGCGAGAGTCGGGGGAGCTGTTCGCGTCGGAACTCGGCGGGGGTGGTGTGGATGGTGCGCATCAGCGTCTCCTCAATCAGTCGTTATATGTCAATGGGTCCTTCCTTCAGCCGATGTGGTTCTTGCCGTGGTTCTCCCCGCCGCACGCGCAGTCGCAGGACCCGCCGACCGCGCCCATGCAGACGCTGTTGCAGGTCTTCTCCGGGTTGGTCCGGGCCTGCAGCTGGGTCCAGGTGAGGTGCTTGTTGTGCTCGGTGCAGAACAGACCCGCGGCGATCAGCTGGGGGCCGTTGAAGCCGCCGTAGAAGATCGGCACCGCGCTGGTGCCCTCGCCGACATACGGCTTGCCGTCGATGACCCTGCGGGTCGCGCAGCCCTTGACGGCGCACCGGCCGAAGTGGCGGTCGATCTTGGTGTAGCGGGTGTTCAGCATCATGTTCATGCGACTGACTTTACTCGTAACCGGATTACGAGTCAAGCCCGAGTTCTGCACAGCGGAGGGACGCTGCATATACAGGGGTGCTGTGCACAGGGGTGTGGGTGTGGGGTAGCAGCAGGGGGCTAGGGCACAGGGGTAGGTGGGGTGCAGACAGCCCACATGTCCGTGCTGTCACTGACAACACGGCTCCAGGTTTTCCCAGGTCGCTACAGGTCTAAAAAGGTCGGAACAGAACCACACGGGTGTTTTTTCGCAGGTAAACGTCCATTTCCCCACGATACGAAGGGGTTCGAATCCCCTTAGCTCCACCCAAAACCGCAGGTCAGCGAATCGCCCAGAATCTGACAGCACCGATGACATCACAACGGATAGAATCCGGGTATGGCATCAGTGCGTGAACGGGTCCGCAAAGACGGAACCACCGCCTACCTGGTCTCCTACCGGTTCGGCGGCAGAGGAAGCGCACAAGGCGCACTCACCTTCGACAATCGCAAAGCAGCAGACGCCTTCGCCGCCGCCGTCGACGCCCACGGTGCTGCACGCGCCCTGGAGATGCACGGCATCAACCCCACACCGCGAGGAACCAAGTCCGAGCTGACCGTCGCCGAATGGATCCGCCACCACATCGACCACCTCACCGGCGTCGAGCAGTACACGATCGACAAATACGAGCAGTACCTCGCCAACGACATCAAACCGAACCTCGGCGACATCCCCTTGTCGAAGCTCTCCGAAGAGGACATCGCCCGCTGGGTGAAGGTCATGGAAACCACCGGCGGCCGCGACGGCAACGGGCACGCCCCGAAAACCCTCCGCAACAAATACGGGTTCCTATCGGGGGCACTGAACGCCGCCGTCCCCCGATACTTGTCCACCAACCCTGCGTCGGGCCGCCGCCTGCCCCGTGGAGACGCTGAGGACGACGACGAGATCCGCATGCTCACCCACGCCGAGTTCGACCGGCTCCGCGACGCGGTTACCCCGCACTGGAAGATGATGGTTCAGTTCATGGTGTCGACCGGTTTGCGGTGGGGTGAGGTATCGGCCCTGCAGCCCAAGCATGTGGATCTGGAGACGTCCACGATCAGGGTGCGGCAGGCGTGGAAGTACTCGTCTGCCGGGTATGTGTTGGGGCCGCCGAAGACGAAACGGTCCCGCCGCACGGTGGATGTGCCGGCCAGGCTGTTGGAGCGGCTGGACTTGTCGAACGAGTTTGTTTTCGTCAATACCGATGGTGGACCGGTCAGGTATCCGGGGTTTCTGCGTAGGGTGTGGAATCCGGCTGTGGAGAAGGCTGGTCTGGTTCCGCGGCCTACTCCGCACGATTTGCGGCACACGTATGCGTCGTGGCAGCTAACGGGCGGGACACCGGTGACGATTGTGTCTCGCCAGCTGGGTCATGAGTCGATTCAGATCACGGTGGACACGTACACGGATGTGGATCGGACGAGTTCGCGGGTGGCGGCGGAGTTTATGGACGGATTGTTGGGGGACTTTTAAGACCCAGATGCGCCCTACCAGGGGATCTAGATCCTGGTAGGGCGCCTTTTTGTGTTTGCGGACCTCACTCGGTCATAGTCCAGGCTCCGCAGCCGCTTGTGCGGAACATGATGCGGTGGTCGCCGTTGATGGTGCCGGTCCACGACGACACCCCGTCGGGTTGGATGTTCGCGCGGACGGTGCCGGATGATGCTTCACCTTCGCGGAGTGTTTCGCCGCCGCGATACTCGGAGACGCTGACGATGGCCCAGGTGCAGCCGGGGGAGTCGGGTGGGATGGTGGCTGTGTAGGTGCCCCAGTCGTATCCGTCGGCGCCGCCCATGTTGTGGTAGCCGTCGCCGGGGATGGTCCGATACGGGTTCACGCGCGCTGTGGTGGTGGTTGACGTTGTGGCGGCTTGCGTTGTGGCGTCGTCGTCCTTGTCGCCACGGGCGGAGACGAGGGCGACAAGGGCGAGGACGCCGAGCGCGGCGGCCATCACTTTTCCCAGCGAGACTGCGTTGGTGTTGTTGTTCATGGATGTGTGCGCTTTCTGGTGAGGGGCTGGCAAACGTGACGCACTGTCGGTTATCTAATCGTGATATTCCCATTTGTGGGCTTCGTGTGTCGATCTTGGCAACGATCCGTTAGCGTCTACGCATCCGGTTGCGAGGGGTGGCCGGTGTTGTTCATTTCGGTAGGTGCAGCCCATGTTTGATGACGATCTCGACACTCTGCTGGCGCGGATTTTGAACGCGATGGATGAGTGCCCGCCAACAATGTGGTCGCTGGACCGGGCGCGCCTAGTCCTTGCGGCGTTGACGCGCCCGGACGCTCCTGGCGACGTGGGCGTGGATCGCAGGGCCTGTTTCGCTGGCCCTAGGCTGGCGCGGTTGCGGCGGTTCACCGGGCCTGGCGCCTAAGGCTTCCTCCTGGTCTTGATGCGTTTCGCGCGGTGTTCGCGTCGTCTGCGCAGTTTCCATGACATTTCGTACCTCCTGTAATCGTCGCCGGACTTCGGCGAGAAGTTCGTCATCTGAGTAGCGGCCTATCGCTGGCTCAGGTGGCGGCGGCGGAATATCTGACTGCTGAAATCCGGCTATCGCCAGGGCTTCGGTCACATCCCATTCGACGGCTCGGGCAGCGGCGGCCACGGTGGCTGCGGTTGTTCCGATTGGGATCAGTGTGCCTTTGTTGATCTGCCATCCCGTCTCCAACTGCTTCCACCGTCCTGCGCTGACGGCTGGTTTGTCGCCGCCTGGTGGCGTTGTGCGCCGCGATGCTTCGCGCTGAGATAGCCCAGCGCGTTCTCTATGCCGCTTGAGTTCCGGCCCGAATGGCCAGTCCTCGCGGTGTTCCTTGTTCTCGTTCACGCCTACATGTTCGCGTGCAAACAGGTGCAAAGTCCACTGCTTGCACCGCGCCGATTCTTTGCAGTTACGCGCATGTAATTTTCGAACATCGCAGGTCAATGCGTTGTTGGCGCGAACTCATCGCGAACTGTTGCGGTTTGCACTTGTTCGCAGTACAGTTGGCGGCATGGTCAAACAGTCCTACGGGGTGTGGCAGGAACTCCGGGTCATCCGTGAGCGCACAGGTTGGTCATCCGCCGAGCTGTCCCGCGAAAGCGGAGTTTCCGCCCCTTACCTCTCCCAGCTTGAGAACGGCGACCGATGGCCGAACGCCACCGTCACCAAGAAGCTCGCCGTCGCGCTCAAGGTTCCCGTCTCCGTATTAGAGCGGCCAGCCGAGCAGAAAAACCCCGCCGCATAAAAAAGCCCTCACCTGTGTGCAGCAGGTGAGGGCAGAGACAACGAGGAGAAGCTCGAATGTCTGAACTCAATCGTATCAACCGAGGGGTCTGCCCGACTCCCGGCAAGAAGCAGTACCGGTCACAGTCCGAAGCGAATCGGTTCATCTTCTACTCGGATCCTCAGCGTCTGATCAAAAAGTCACACGGCGGCGTGACCGTCGGGCTAGGGAACGACGACGGAACTGACCTGGCATACCTCAATGTTGGTGACGGTTACCGCAATGACGGCGATGTCCTTCTCACCGCTGATGAACTCACGGACCTGATCGACCAGCTCACCATCATCCGAAACGCGATGAGGCTGACATGACTTTTCATTCGAAGCCGAGGCCGAAGGTGCAGCACTTCCCGAAACCGAAGAAACCACTGTTTGTGTCGAAACCAAAGAAACCACTGTTTGTGTCGAAACCGAAAGGGGGAGCGAGATGATCGAGGCGTACCCCGTGGAGCAGGTGGCAGACAAGTACCTGCCTCACATGAAGGACCGGGTTCGGTGGATGAAGCGCCGACTCAAGAAGGGCGAGATTCCGGGGAAGCAGCTGTCGCGGAGTGTGTGGGTGATGACCGACGCCCATATTGAGCAGTGGCTTTCGGGTGGTTCGCCTGTAGCCCATCAGGATCCGGTTGAACCGGTGTCGTTGGTTGATGGGTTGTCGGCGCGGTCGCGGCGGAGGTTGGCGTTATGACTTATACCGCGCGTCCGTCGGGGTTGTGGAAAGCGTTGGCGGAGTTAGACGCCAGGCAGATGAAGGAAGCGGCGGAGCTGGATGCGTTGCGTGAGGAAAACGCGCGGCTGCGGTGCCGGCTGCAGGAACTGGGGGAGACAGCGTGAGTGGTCTGCTCTGGATTCTCGTGGCCGTTGTCGTTGCCGCTCAGGTTCCCCAGGTGCTTCTGGCGCTGGCCCCGCGTTCATTGTGGGACCGCCTCTATGACAGCCGCCCGACCATGGCGTGCTTCCTGTGGGGATATTCCCACCCCTTCGGACCGAGTTGGAGCAAGTGGTGAATCTTGTTGAGCGTTTGAATGCCAGGTTTAACAACGTGATTCATGACGGGCTCGCCTTGGTGGGTGCTGTGGTGGATCCGTGGCTGGCCAAGCTTGAGCGTCAGGCCATGAGCAATGCGTTGGGTCGGGATTTCGGCTTGGACTACGCGGATGGTCTTGCGGCTGCGGAGGCTGAGGAAGAAGTCCACGAACCCGGATGGGCGCAGGTGATCGACGATGCGTACTGGTGCTTTGAACACAAGATGACTCGCGGTCTGTGCCGTGACATGCACCAGGCCGCGTGGAAGCTGCATGCCTCTGCCGAACGTCGGGTTTCGGCAGACCCGTCACCCGTCTCGGTGGGTGACACTGGTCCCGGCGCGGGCATGGTTCCCCCGCCCCCCGCGCCGGGACCTTCCAAATGCACCTGCCCCACAGTGGAATGTGAACTCCTCGCCGAAGAGATCTGCGATGAGGCTGAGGAAGCCGAACTGCTCGACGAGTTCATGGAGTTGGGGGAGTTCCGTAGCTTATCAGGGGTTGAATCGATGACCGTTCGCCATCCGGCCTGGTGGTCCGCAGTTACTACAGCGCGCACATGTTTCCTATTACCGAGAACCGCAGGGAGGGAATGACTATGAAGGCCTCAACGCAAGGGACCGACATCCCGCATTTGAGCTCTGAACACCGCGATCGAGCTTGGCGCGATAGGTTCAACGCCCGGTGGCACCATGACTACGGCGGGTGGATACGCACCAGGCCGCAGGATGATGCGTCGACATTCGCCTTGATTCCCGACGAGCGCTACGGGCCGTTCGTTGAGGACCACTCGTGCCCTTACTGCCTGGCCATACATCAACCCCAGGAATGCCCCGTCCTAAGCAGGTACGCCGGCAGGGCGATTGCGTCCGATTACGACACGACGCCCAAGAACACACAAGCGGATACAGCCGCAGACGACCTCAGATAACTGGACACCGCCACTGCGGAGGAACTCGCCGCGATGAGGCAGCAGCGTGAGGTGTCCGAAGACGACTTGACGATGCGAATCGCTGATCTTCATGGCTGGTCTGTGCCGAGCATCGTGGACAGTCGGATCGCTCGGGCTCTGCTGGAGACGTATCACATCACCCCGAGATAGATCGACCCATCCAAACAAAGAAAAGGAACTCCCGATGTCCATTGATCTCGACCGAATCACCCACCCCCTGCGCCTCGCGAAAGGCAGCCACCAACCCGGCTCCGGGAAAGCCTGCGCCATGAACGTCATCTCATACATCAACGGCGACACCAAAATCACCGACTACCCCGAATGCTCAGCACGCCCACTGGCCGCCCTGGTGCAGATGTGCAACGACCAACTTGCTGGACCTGACGGGTTCCTATCACCCGAGAACAGTGTGCTGGTTCTCGACTTGGGTTGGAAGACAGTCGGTACTGCAGGTGTTTCGGATGCTGTCCACGCGTTGTGGATTGCCGACATGCTGGACTCCCCAGAGTGGGGCGCCGTCCGGTTCGCGGATGAGGTTGGTGCGGTGGCGATCCGCGAGATTGCGGATTTGCACCGTCAGGCGGCGGCGGGTCAGGTGCCGTTTGCGTGGGCCGCATGGAGCGCCGCATGGAGCGCCGCATGGAGCGCCGCATGGAGCGCCGCAGAGAGCGCCGCAGGGTACGCATGGAGCGCCGCACGGTACGCCGCAGAGAGCGCCGCACGGAGCGCCGCACGGAGCGCCGCAGGGTACGCATGGAGCGCCGCACGGTACGCCGCAGAGAGCGCCGCACGGAGCGCCGCAGAGAGCGGCGCACTCATCGAGTTCACGCGGCAGTCGATTACCCGGTGGCGCGAACTCGCCGACCTCGACCCTGAAGTCGAGATCAACGCTGCGGAGATCAATTCCGCTCTGGCGCGGATCCACGGCTGACGCAGGCGGGCCGCCGCCCCATTGCGCGGGACGACGGCCCTAACACCGGAAACAACACAACCAAAGAAAGGACGCTTCCGATGCTAACCCCAGATTCTAAACCCGCATGGTGGGACCACCACCAAACCAACTGGTCTGACCTCCCCGTCACCACCAACCCACCCATGGCTGACCTCGACCTCTTGAAGGAACTGGAGGACTTGGCGGAGTTGGTGTTGATCAAAGCGGAGAGTGTGTCGTGGTTCCGCCCGTTCCTGCCGCCTGCGCATTGGGAGAACGAACCGACGATCTGGGAGCAGATGAACGGCGACGCTGTTGTCGGGCTGCTGCGTGACTACCTCACCGAGGGAGACGCAGCATGAGGCGCAACGAGAAGTCCTGGCGGTACTGGTGGACGATGCCGCTGCTGATCGCCGCAGGCATCATCGGCCCCGGTTTGGCCGCACCCGCAGCGAAAGCAGATATCACGTCCGACGCGTTCGTGATGGCACTCGACTCCGAAGGCATCACCTACAGCTCCAAACCGGCCGTCATCAACGCCGGAAAAGCCATCTGCAACATCCTCGACACCGGCACCACCATGTACGAAGCATCAATCCTCGTACACGACAACTCCAACCTGAACCTTTACGACGCAGGCTATTTCGTGGGTGCCGCAACCGCATCGTTCTGCCCTGAACACCTGACCGGGACGGGGTGGGTGTGATGGCGAACTCCCCGTTCATCCAACTGGCAGAAGTCCACACCAGCGACTGGCGTTCCCGCGCGCTCTGCACCCACAAGGACGGCGACATTTGGTTCCTCAACGAATCCGGCCACTACACCGCCGACGCCGCCCGCCGCATCTGCTGGACCTGCCCCGTTCAAGCGCCATGCCTCGAATTCGCGTTGCAACACAACGAGGCCGGCGTGTGGGGCGGCTTCTCAGAGAAGGAACGTGCCCGCATCAAGCGTGGCGAGCTGCCCCCGGTGAAACCGGCACGGTTCACCGAGAAGGAATGCTTGCAGTGCGGTGAGGTGTTCGAGCCGGTCACCCGCAGGGCAAGGTTTTGCTCGCGGAAATGCAAGAAGCGCGCCTCGAATGCGTTGCGGTCACAACCGTCCCTGAAGATCTGCACGCAGTGCGGCGGCGAGTTTATGGGGACGTATGCGAAGACCTGCTCGAATGAGTGCCGCCGGGCGCAGAGGTGGGGCGCATGACCGGCCGTGTCCTCACCCCCGTTGAGGTGGAGAAGGTGGCGTGGCTGACCCGCATGGGTTGGACCGCCACACAAATCGCCGAACAGCTGGGCTGCCACCACCGCACCGTGCAGCGTGCCCGCGCGAAGACGGGTGTGGCGAAACCGAAACCCCCCGCCCTGTCTACGGAGATCCTGGAGGAAGCGGCGCGGATGCTGGCCGATGGTGCTTCGCAGAACGAGGTGGCCCGCACTTTGGGTGTTGGGCAGGCCACGATCTCGGCGCATTTCCGCGGCCAGGGTTGGACTCGTGAGCAGTCGATTGAGTGGATTTCGTTCATCCGCCGCTACAGGGGTGTCGCATGAGGCGGGGCGCGAAACTCCCGGAGTGGGTGGTGGAGCGGATCGTGGCGTTGTCGTGGAACGGTTGGACCATCGGCGACATCGCAAAAGAAGTCGGATGCTCCGACCGCACAGTGTCACGGGTGAGGGTGCGGCACGGCATCAGCCGCGGCGAAGCCCACGACCCCATCCCTGAACATGTCCTGGCCCAGGCGGCCCGCCTGCTCGACGACGGCGCCTCCTACACGGACGCCGCGGCGACGGTGGGGTGCAGTCGAACCGCGTTGCGCCGCAAGTTCCCCGGTCGTGGCTGGGACCGCCGGCAGTGCGCTGAATGGCGAGTGATCGCCCGCATGGAAAGAGCTATCGCATGACCATCATCGACCTGTCATTCATGCTCGCCCATGTTGAGGACAAGCACGCGTGGCGTGACCAAGCGTTGTGCTCCCAGGTCGATCCCGAGCTGTTCTTCCCCGAAAAGGGAGGAAACGCGAAACCCGCAAAGCGGATCTGCGGTATGTGCGACGTCCGGGACGAATGCCTTCAGTGGGCGCTGGACAACAACGAACAGTTCGGCATCTTCGGCGGCCTGTCCGAGCGTGAACGCCGACCACTGGTGCAGGCTCGCCGAGAAGAACGAGTCCCACTAGTGAAGGTGTGCAAAGGCTGCGGAGAAGAATTCCAGCCCTATCGCACTCGCCTGGTGTACTGCTCGATGGCGTGCCGACGCCAGTCAGAAAAAGAATCCCGCAAGCGTCACTCGCGTGAGTGCCGTTCGTGTGGTCGGCACTTCATCGGCGTCAGTGACCACTGCTCACCGGCATGCCTGAAGAAGTCGCATCGATCGATCCTGGACAAGCGGGACGCCCTGAAAATTTTCACAGTCGTATGCCGAGTCTGCTGTGAAGACTTTGAGACCTCCCGAGTTCACACCAAGTACTGCTCTGATTCGTGCCGGCAGGCGGCGATCCTTGCGCAGCGTCGTCAACGCACTAGGTCGCGGAGGGAGGCGTCGTGATGTGTGTATGTGGGCACAACCGGTCCTGGCACAGGTATGCGTGGGACAAGTTCCGTCAGGTGTGGGACACCAGTTGTGAAGCCACCAACTATCACGGCCCTGCTGGGCATGAACGCTGCCGCTGCTCCAAATACCAAGACAAGGAAGACGAATGATCACTGATACGAGGGTCATCACTGCGAGGGATGACGCGAAAGCCGGCGCAGCCGCACTTGATGACGCGAGGTGTGCTTTGCATGAGCTGTTGTCGGAGGGGCCGCAGTTGCCGTTCCTGGACCGTGAAGCACTGGAACTGAATTTGGAAGTCGTGTCCAAGGCGTTGTCTCGGGTTGATGCGGTGATCGGATCGTTGGACCGGCTGGCGGACAGGTGGACAGAATGAGCGACCGCGCCGAAAAACTGTTGCAGCAAGCGAAAGTCGCTGATTTCCTCCGAAGCAAGGGCCTGCTCACCGACAAAGAGGTGGCTGACGTGATCCACCAAGCCGTTCATGACGCAACGAAACCGGAGGCTGACGATGAGTGATCAGACCCGTATCGAGGCGACTCTCGTGAGTAGCGAAACCCAAAAACTCACGTGGGAGTGGTTCACCGGTTTTGTTGGCCCCGGTAGGTGGCGTGCGGTACTGCCCGGTGATCGGCGCAACGCGTGGATCAATCCGTCCGATGTGGCGGGTGATTTCCGTTGGTCTGTTGAGGACAACACGTGTGCGCTGGTTTTGGCGTGGGGGTATGAGGAAACGTTGGACGCCGCGATGGCCGCTGCCGCCGCTGCTGCTGCGGAGGTGACCGAATGAGGAAGGCCGCGCGATGAGCGAACCTGATGTGGAAGGACTTGCGAAGCTCCGGGAACCTTTCCCGCCGAATCAGATCGGGAAACTCCCCAAGGGCGGCATCACTCTCGACTTTCTTGGCCATGGTTATCTCACCGCCCGATTCCTGGACGTGGACCCACTGTGGACGTGGGAGCCGTTCGCGGTAGGGGATAACGGGCTACCCCTGCTGGATGAGCATGGTGGGCTGTGGATCCGACTCACCCTGTGCGGTGTGACCCGCATCGGATACGGCGACGCTGGCGGGAAGAAAGGCCCCAACGCCGTCAAAGAAGCGATCGGCGACGCACTCAGGAACGCGGGCATGCGGTTCGGTGCGGCTCTCGACTTGTGGTGCAAGGGGGACCCGGACGCCCCGGCACCGCCGGATCCTGCGGTGGCTGAACGCAACGCTCTGCTCCACGAGCTGGGGGATGCGTGCGCGGCTCTGACGCTCGATGAGAAGACGGTGGCTGCCCAGTTTTACGGCAAGTACAAGGTGACGGCGAGGAACGCGAAACCTGCCCAGTTGCGGGAGTTCATTGACGACCTCATGGAGAACGGTGCCCCCGCATGAGCCGCCGGTATACGGGGTTCTCCCCGGAAACCAAAGAACTGATCTGGACCCGCGCTCAGGGGCGGTGTGAACGCTGCAATGAGTATGCCTCAGACGCTACTGCACACCATCGCAGGCCCCGTGGTCTTGGCGGATCTCGCCGCGATGACACCAATCTGGCGTCCAACGGGCTGTGGGCTTGCGGTTCCTGTCATCGTTGGGCGGAGTCCTATCGGACGCAAGCTTTCGCTGACGGGTGGCTTGTTCGTCAATCCCAGTCCCCTATCACTGTTCCCGTCCTCTACAGGGGCAACTGGGTGTTGCTCGACGACGACGGGTTTGTTTACCGAATCCCTAACCCTGTGGAGGCAGCCCAATGATGGCAGGTCCCATGATCACCGTTGTCTGCGCGGAATGCAGCCGCACCAAAGGCTGCCCCATCACCGCCGAATTCCCCACTACAGAACAAGCGCAGGCATTCATCCGCCGGCACCACGCCTTCGCCGACCACCGGGCACACATCCCAGAAGAGGCCGCCAGTGACCGACTGTCTGTTGTGTGACCATCCCAGGTCTTCTCATGCCCCCCAGTGCCGGGTCCGCATGGGTGTCAACCGGGACGACATGAACACCTACACGATCTGTTTGTGCCCCGGATTCGAAGGCGCAGAAGAGGAGAACGACCATCTTGCCTGACGTGCCCATTGGGTTCACGGGAACCCGTGACGCGATGCCGCAAGTTCGACGACCAGACGGAGATGACCCTGCTATGAACGCATCTGAGGATGGCCTCGAACCGCTCGGCGAGGCCCCCGACATCACCCCCGCGGCGACCGGCCAGCGTGCCCGCCGCCGGGCCGGTTCCCTCGACGACCGCCGGGTCGAGGTGATCAACGCCGACGAGACCGTGCTGACGGTGCTCGTCTACCCGGACGGCAACGTGCGACTCCGAACCGATCAACCGCAGTCGTGGGTCATCGAGACGTTGCAGACGCTCGCCGACTCTCTGCGCGAACGGGCCGACCGGGAGGGCGTGTGAAACTCGGTTCGCTGTTCTCCGGCGCTGGCGGCCTCGACATCGCCGTCGAGCAGTTCTTCGGCGCCCGCACGGTGTGGCATTGCGAGCTGAACCCGGCCGCGTCCAAGGTGCTCGCGCACCGCTGGCCCGGTGTGCCGAACCTCGGCGATATCACCGCGGTCGACTGGTCAGAAGTCGAGCCGGTCGACATTCTCGCTGGCGGATTTCCCTGCCAGGACGTGAGTGCCGCCGGTCGTCGCGCCGGCATCGCCGAGGGCACCCGCTCGGGCCTGTGGGCGCTGTTCGCCGAAGTCATCAACCAGCTGCGGCCGGGCGTCGTGGTGATCGAGAACGTAAGGGGGTTGCTCAGTGCAAGGGCCTATCGCGCAATGGAATCCGAAGAGGCAGCTGTGGGAGACGGGGCAGATGGACCTATTCTCCGGGCACTCGGTGCCGTACTCGGAGACCTTGCCGACCTCGGGTATGACGCGCAATGGACGACTGTTGCCGCTTCCGCAGTCGGTGCCCCTCACAAGCGTGAGCGAGTCTTCATCGTTGCCCACCCCGCGGGCCAGCCGTGGCGCGTCGACGACGGAGATCAGCTACGCGCTGGGTGGGGGAGCGCAGCGACGCGGATCGGACGCAAGGTCAGGTGCTGCTTCCAACACCGCGAGCGACGGACGGAACGAAGGGCGGCCCGAACCAACGCGGATCCTCGGGGGACCTGATGCTGCCCTCCGCGGTGATGGACCTGTAGACCTGCTACCGACGCCGGTAGCACGGGACTTCAAGGGCACCGGGCCAGCCGACATGAACCGTAATTCGCCGTGCATGTCAGCCATCGCGGACCTGCTGCCGACACCGAGCGCTGCCGATGGCAACGGTGGGCATATGTCTCGATCTGGAGATCGGGGCGACGAGCTGCTGCTCGGCGGCATCGCCAAGGCGTACGACAGTGGCGACCTGCTGCCGACGCCGAACGCAGCTGACGGCGACGGCAACAGCGGGACGCGCAGCCGCGAGGCCCTCGAACGCGGCGACCACCAGGTGAACCTCACTGACCTGCCGAGGCTGCTGCCGACGCCGCGCGCACGGGATGGCCGGGGCCTCGACACGAACCCGCAGGGCGGGCCGAGCCTCCCGCAAGCCGTCGACAACCTGCTGCCGACGCCGAACGCGCAGGACGGCAACGGGGGCCGCTACAACAGCGACGGTCACCAGAACACGCTGCCTGGCACCGTGCGGGATCTGCTGCCGACACCCTCGGCGAGCGACGGGACCGGCGGCGGGCAGCATCCCGACCGGCGAGAGGGGCACTCGCGGCAGCTGTGCGACTATGCGCTGCTGGACGGCACCTCGCGCTGGGGCAAGTACGCCGCTGCGATCGCACGCTGGGAGGCTGTGGCCGGGCCAGCGCCGTCGCCGACCGAGCCGAACAAGAACGGCAATCCCCGACTCGCCGCAGCGTTCCCGGAATGGATGATGGGCTGGCCCGCCGGCTGGGTCACCGAGGTGCCGGGAATCAGCCGCAACGATGCATTGCGCATCTGCGGAAACGGCGTATGCCCGCAACAGGCATACGCCGCACTCCAGATCCTCGTCAGGGTTTCGGCTTACGAGGTGGTCGAGTGACCCACTTGGACAGCAGGTCTCGCAGCACCTCGGACAGGTCGCGGCCCTCGGCGCTGGCCCTGGTCTGCGCGGCGTCCCACAGCGCGTCGGGACACCGGAACGACCGCAGCGACATCGGCGGCTTAGGCATCGGCAGTGACCGCCAAATCGACGCCAGCCCACACGATCAGGCGCTGCCCGAAGTCGTGCACGAACGGGTCGATATCGCCCTCGCCGAGGTCGAACGGCGTGACATCGGGCAGCGCCAGCAGTATCTGGCCGTCCTCGACGGTCAGCTCGACATCGCCGAAGTGCATCGGCTCAATGGTCCAGGTGGACGGCGACCCGTTGTAGGCGATGACACGGGTACCGAGGTCGCGGGCGGTCTCGGCGTCGAGGTCGACCGTGACGGTTTCGCCGTTTTCTTCGACCGTGATCTTGGCGGTGTCGCCGCTCGTGTCGAGCGTGAGGGCGAGATCTCCTGCGTAGCTCGGGTATTCGCGGTTGGTGCTGGTGTTCATGGTGGATCAGTTCCCTTCGTGAATGTGCTGGGCGTTGAACTTGAACGGGCCGTACGTGCTGAGCGTGTATGCGGAGAAGTTGGCGACGGGGTAGCCGAACAGGCTCTGCCGATGTCCGTTCACCTCCCCGTCGCGGAACATGAAGTACATCTGTCCGTCGTCGCTGCGGTAGTCGCCGACGAATACTCCGCTGCCCCGGCTCGGATTGCCGATGACCTTGCCGGTGCGGCGGTTCGTTCTGGTGGATTCCATCTCGACGGTCTCGCCGGGTTTGAGGTAGCCCGCGAGGACTTTGGTGCTGACGTTGAACTGTGCGCTGCTCATGACAACACTGTACATACAAACGTATATACGCGCAAGAGGTAGATCCGATGGATGCCGCTGAACTCGTCACCTGGCGCAAACGCCGCCGCTACCACCGATCCGCCTGGGGACGGCCGCGCATGCCGATCCCGCCCGCGCTGAAACCACAACCCACACAGGAGAAACGATGAGCGACCAGGCCCGCATCGCCGAGCTGATACGCCCGTGGCTGCGACGGCGGCGCGATGCCGAAGACGTCGCCGAACTCATCGCCCAGCTCGTGTACCCCCGCATTGAGACCGTCGAACAACTCGACGCGCTGCCGATCCGCTCACTAGTCCGGTCGGACATCGGTGAGGTATTCGAGCGTCTCCGCGGTGGATGGGACTGCCTTCACGAGGACGGCAGTGCTGGCCTCGTGATGCCCTTCGCAATCCGACTCCCCGCCCGCGTGCTCTACACCCCGCTGTTCTACACGCCCAGCGGCCTCGACGAATTCCACCCCGACACCACGAGGAACCCCAATGCCTGATTGCGCACTGTGCGGCTGCCCGCACCACGACGGCCGGTGCCCCTGCACCTGCCCCGGATACGAACCACCCGAGGACAACGAGCGATGAGCGACCCGAGGATCCGCCTGCTGTTCAGCCCGGAGGAACTCGAACGGAGCGGGCGCTGCCGCCACTGCGGATGGCACCCACCCACGCAGGGGCACCGGCCCGACTGCCCGAACCGCGAAACGGAGGACTAGATGCGTATCCGCTCCATCAAGCCTGAGTTCTGGCGATCCGACGACATCGCCAAACTGCCTATCTCGACCCGGCTCACGTTCATCGGATTGTGGTCGTATGTAGATGACAACGGTGTTGGCGCAGACAAACTCGTCTCCATCGTTGCCGATCTGTACGCCGATGAATTCGCCAGCGAACCTCTAGAGACTCTCAAGAGAGTCACTGAAGATCTGGAGAGACTAGCCAGCGGTGGGCAGGTGACCCGCTATAAAGCCGTCCACAACGGAAATCTCAAGGATCTGCTGTACATCACCAAGTGGAAACAGCATCAGCGGGTGAATCACCCCAGTCTTGGCCACAAATATCCACTCCCACCAGCGGATATGGTTAACACGGCAGTGTCCCTCCAGAGTTCCTCTGGAGACCCTCACGAGAGTCTCACCCACGAACAGGGGAACAGGGGAACAGGGGAACAGGGGAAAGGGAGCAGGGGAGCAGGGGACGAGGAAGTCCCACTTCCACCCGAGCCGCCGCCCGGACCGTACGACTCACCACCCGTCGTCGTCGGCACCGCGCCAGCCTCAATCGAACTCGTCAACAAGCCCTCAAAACCGCAACCATCCTCCGCATCCAAGACCGTCGTCCGTCAAGAGCTTGGAAGCAACACCTATCCGAAAGTCACTGTGGACCGGCTGGCAGTCCAGGTTGAGAAGCTCACCCGCGAAGGACAACCGGACGCCCTTATCCGGGAAGCCCTGCGCGAATGGGAACGAAGGCCTAACTGCAACCTCCCCGAATACCTCCCAACAGTCCTCGGAGATGTCATCAAGTCGTCTCGATCAAGCAACCTCACCGCTGGCGAAGCGAAAGTCCTCGGATGGGCTGGCCTCGGAAACCCTGACCAGAGAAAGGCAATCGGACAATGAGCGACTCTTATCAGATCGCGGCCAATGCTCTTGCGAAGTGCGCTGCTTACGATCCGTGGTTTCCGCAGCCGAACCGCGCCACCGTTGAGGCGTGGGCTGAGCAGATCGAACTGTGGAAGTTCAACCAGGCCGACGTGCTGGCTGGGGTGACGAAGATGTACTCCGATCACGGGAATGGGTTTCGTCCGTTGCCGAAGGATCTTGTTGATGCTGCTCGTGCGATTCGTCGGGATCGGTGTGAGCGGGAGACCCCGGCGGAACGGGAAGCTCGTGAGGATGCCCGTGACGCGGAGCTGGAGCGCCGGCTGGCCCGCGCTGTCGGTCGGGTCGCTGAGATGAAGTCGATCGATCGTGCCGGACCGGTCGTCGTTTCATGAGGCCCGTGTCCGGGCCGCGGAGTTGGCGGCTTACGGGCGCTCTGACGCGTGGGCGGATGTCGTGAGCGCCGATGACACGCGGGGTGCCCTGAAAGTCGCTCCACGTGGCGCACAGCCCCCGCAATCAACACCAGGAGACGAGCAGTGAGCCACACGCTGACGCCTCACGAGATGCGCACAGAGTCAGGGAAGCGCCGCTGGATGGTCACCTGCTCCTGCGGATGGGTCCGCGCGATCCCCTGCCTCAACGAGAAACGAGCGCTCGAATCCGGGACCAGGGACCACATCGACAACTTGAAACCGCCCTGCCCAACCCCGGGCAAGAAGCGGTTCAAGACCCGTGAGAAGGCGAGCGCTGAGCTGCGGTTGTTTTGGCGGACATCAGGCAAAGGGAAGGTGATGCCGAACCGTGTGTATCAGTGCCCGTGTGGTTATTGGCATATGACGTCGAAGGTGGCCCGTCGATGACGATGTTTGTGTCGTATGCGGATGATCCGCGTGTCCAGGCCGCCCAGGCTGCGCGGTCGTGTGACATCTGCAAAGCCCCTAAAGGCAAACCCTGCAGCAACACGATTTTGCCGGGGAAGCCGCTGCCCGGTCGGGTCATCCACTTCGGGCGGCTCACAGACAGAAACCGAGAACCGAAAGGCGAAGAATGAACAACCCCGAGTTGCGTGCTGTACTCACAGAAGCCCAGCGGGCCAGCATCCTCAGCAGGGCTGCTGCTGCTTTGCAGGAGGCTGAGCACCAATCGGGAGGTGGATTTCTCGGCTACAGAGCCCTCGCAGAAGCCGCGCTCGATGTGACCCTCGACGCACTCGCGTCTCTTCCTGGTGTGGCGGTAATCCAACTACCCGAACCGTCTTGGACGAAGCCTGAAGAGGACGACGAGAACGGCGCGGCAGCTTGGGAGTACCCAGACGGCGAGATCGTGGTCTACGACGACGGGGACTACGAGTGGCGGGGACTGGGCATCAACAGCGATGACGCCGATCGGTTGCGTGAGGGCGCCGCTGCCCTGTTGGCCGCTGCTGCTGCGGTTGTAGCCGAGGGGGAAGACCGTGGCTGATCTCGGAGTGTCATGGGAAGACGCCACAAAGGTTGCGCGCGCCTACTACGAGGGCTTCGAGTGGTCGGGCTGTGACGGTTCGCGTTGGGAGCGGTTACCCGAAGAGGCGCAATTCATCTGGGTTCGGATGGCCCGTCATTGGCTGTTCGCTGCTGCTGTTCTGGCTGAGGGGGAAGACAAGTGAGCGATGCTGCGGAGCGCGCGAAAGCAGCGCTGGACGACACGCGCTGCACGGACACGATGATGGACTTTTTCCAGGTCGGGCTAGTCCGAGAATTGGTCGCCGAGGTTGAGCGTCTCCGGGCGAGGGAAACACTAATTCGGGAACTGTGTGGCGGCGATTGGATCATGGTCAAAAACCCGCTCAACGACGACAAGCGAGAGCGCGCAGTGTGGGCTGCCGAAATCCTCGCTGCGTTGGCAGGGGAGGAAGCGTGAGCGACCAACTTTGGTACGAGGGTCAGAAGCGCAAGGAGATCAATGCAGCGATGCGCAGAGCGTACGAGGCCATGGACCGCGCATATCACCGGAGCCAAACAAATGATGATCTGCTGGATCACACCGCTGAATGCATCCGCGCTTTGGCTGAGGTGCGGCGACGCGTGAGGGAAAACCACCTGTGACTTCTTCTGGACGTGTCGAAAGGACAACCATGACCAACGAGTTACGTGACGTACTCACAGAAGCCCTCAAGGCGCATCAGGTTTACCGGTTCCAGCGCTGGGACGACGACTCTATCCAGTGGTGGCAGTGCCACGGGTGCGACTTCAAGAGCAACACGTTCCCGATCAAGGGGATGAACCGGGTCGTTCTGGGCGAGGAGATCGCGGCGGACCACCATGCCGATGTCATCGCGTCTCTTCCGGGTGTGGCGGTAATCCAACTACCCGAACCGACATACGCCGAATACCCGGACGAATGGTCTTCACGCATGGCAGAAGACGAATGGGACACCTGGGTCGACGGGCGCGGAAATATCCAGGTTCGCACTCAGGGCTACGCCACGGCGGATGGCGCGCGGAATCTGGCCGCCGCTCTTCTCGCTGCTGCGGTTGTAGCCGAGGGGGAAGACAACCATGGCTGACGAGGTCGAGTGCCGCTGGTGCGGCGAAGTCATCCGCCCCAACCAGACCGGTGGCTGGTACCACATCGAAACCCGAGCCCACCGCGCCGACCAGCGGTGCTTCATGTACGCGACACCATCCGCCGAGGGGGAAGACAAGTGAGCGGCGACATCAACGCCGAAGGCTTCATCCGCTACGGCGGTGACTGCACTTGCGGCGCGATCTACACCTATGGCGGACACGCGGAACCTGGCTCATTTGATCCGTTCTGCCCCGACCACGGAGAGGCTGCGGTTGTGGCCGCAGGGGAGGAAGCATGAGTCGAGTGTTGAGTCGCCACGTCAAGGCGTTGCGTACCGCCGTCAAGTTCTACCGCATGAGTCTCGTTGCTCAACGTCGGCGGGAGGAATGGCGCGCCAAACACGGTGAGTCCAGTTGGATCACAACCACAGGGGAGGAAGCATGAGCGACCCGGTAACTCGCGCCGAAGCAATCGCCGCTTACGCCGCCACACCTTGCGCCACATGCCGACACCCGTCATCGCATCACTCGGACATCGGAACTTGTGAAGCGTGTGGTTGCGAATCATTCGAGGAGGAAGCGTGAGCAGCGAAGCCCAGAACGCGATCGCCGAGGCGATGGACAAGCACCGTGTCGAACGCTGGTCTATTTCCAACGCGGACGGGTTCAGGTGGTGGACCCACTGTGTGGGGTGTGGATGGGAAAGCGAGTTCCGCACGTCGAACGCGGAGTGGGAAGAACTGATGCACGCCGATGAGGTGGCGCATTTGTCGGTGGAGGTCGATAAAGCCCTCGGAGGACTCAGGCCTGAGTACATCGCACGACACGAGTCCGGCGGCGGGACCATCCACGGAACGCGTGTGAACGCTGAGATTGCGATGCGCTCCTACGTGGTTTTCCCTCCCGGTGTCGATGATCCCGGTTCAGGCAGATTGACCGGTATTGAATCCCGTTGGGTGTCGGGATGGAGCGAGGCATGAGCGACGCAGACACTGCACGGAAGAACGGCTGGAAGGTCGGAACCCGACTCGCCGGCGACGAAGGCCGCGGCGAAACGATCATCGAGATCACCGCGATCGGTGAGCAACACGTGCTGGCGAAAACCATCTCCCATGCGGGCCGACCGGCGCCGTACCGGGAGTCACTGTGGACGTTCGTGTTCCGGGATTGGCGGGAGGTTCCGCGGTGATTCAGGTTCATTGCAGGGAGTGCAACCGTGTGTGGGACCAGAGCTGCATGGATTGCGCTCAATGGAAAGCGGATCGTCACTCGATCAACACGGGGCATACGGATATACGGATCATCCCGGACACCACACCACCGCCTGCACGGGTGGGTCAGGGGTGGGCGGAATGGCTCACGAAAGGAAAACCATGACCAACGACGGAAGCGGAGTAGTCGCCGAATGGCGGCACGTCCACGGAAGAAACCCCGATCGCGTCCTACCAGGTGGCGTGTTCGCCTCGCACGGTCCTCGTGGTGAGGAGATCGACACACCGACCGATCACCGGATGCTGTGGTACGTGCGTGATCAGCTCCTCGGCGCTGACATGAAGCCGTACGTGCGGGAGATCTTCGAGTTCCTGAACGACTACCTCGCTGCGACCTGTCAGCATCACTGGCTCGAATACGAGGCAGAAGAGGGTTACTGCGAGGCGCACCGTCAGTGCCTGTGGTGCAACGACGTTGAATGGAAGAGCGAGTGACTACTCCTGAGCGTGCAGCGTTGATCGAGCGGGCCGCGCAAGCCATCTATGAACAAACCTCAGCAGGGCGGTTGTTTCCGTGGGACACCGTGACTGAGGCGCACAAGGTGCAGTGGCGGGCCATGGCGGATGCTGCGTTCGATGTCCTCATAGACGCCTGGGCTCCTCCCTTTTGACCGGCCGCAAGATCGTGTCCCCTGCCAATCACATTGACCGGGCCAAAGAGGAAGCCGCCGCGGGGGATTACCAGGCGGCTCAGGTCCACGCCCTTATCGCCATCGCACAACTACTCAACACAAAGGACCAACCGTGACCCCCCCACTGTCCGTGATCCTTGCTTCCCAGGCTCGATTCATCCACGAGAGCCCTGTTTGTCCGGCGTGTTTCCAGCCCCGCGCCGAGCATTCCACCGACTGCAAAGGACACCACAAATGAGCCTCCGCTACCGGTATGCATCAACACTCGGCGACCGATACGCCCTGCCGATGTACTTCGACACCGTAGAGGACGTCAAGATTCACAAAGCGCTGAGCGACAAGCATCTCACAGGACTGCCGGGCCATGACTCGATGCGCATCGAGGAGTTCGTTGACGGCGAGTGGATACCGGTCGATGTCGGGTCGGTTGTGCAGTCTGAACCCAACCAGGAGGCGATCACTGATGTCTGATGCTCGTGTGGGGGCGTGGATCGCGGCGTGGGACGCGCTCAACGCCGCCACCAACACCCTCAAAGAATGCCCCATCCAAGACCCCGACGAGTATCGGGCGTTCTGCCAACTCCAAGCAGACATCTACGCCCACCTCGCCGACGTCCCGGCAGAGGTCGGTGTCGGCGCAGCGGAATGGCTTGAACGCCGCGAGAAGGAACTACGGGAACAGGAAGCGATGTTCAGGAAGGCATTCGAAAAATGACCAAGCCGATCGACACCGACGCCCATGCGGAAACACCCACCAAACCAAAACACATGAACCCCAACAAACTCCGCTACACCCTCTACCGGCTCACCATCGACTGGCTCCACCTTCACACCCAACTCCCCACACCACCACGCCAACAAACCCTCCGACACACCAAAACCCACACCTACGGACACCCCGCCGAATGGGCCAGCGACACCGCAGCACTCATCGCCGACATGCTCACAAGCTGGCACGACTACCTCGCCGAACAACGCAACGAAACCCCACCACCCCACGGAAACGAACAAAAACGAATCATCGCCGCCTGGAAATACCTCGAACCACGCTGCGAACAACTCACCCAACTCGTCACCCACGACGACCTCAAAGAACTACCCGACCTGCACCACCGAATCCTCCGCATACTCGGATACACCAAAGCACCCAAATACACACTCCCCGTGCCCTGCCCATCCTGCGGACTACTCGCAATGGAACGCACCATCGGAATGGGCGGCAACGACTACATCGCATGCGGCAACCCCGACTGCACCTACATCGTCCGCGACGACCCCGACGGGAAAAACTACAAATGGCTCATCCGCGTATGCCTCGACACGCTCATCGAGTCCGAACAACAACAAGCCGGTTGATCTTTCGTGTAAGATGACTGCCAGTAGAAGAACTATGCCCGCACCCGGACGAGCTTTCGGGTTTGTGGGCATTTTTCATGCTCACATCCGGGAAGGGACCCGAGCTAGATGGCAGGAACCGCAGTCCTCACCCCTGACGGTATCGACACACTCGTCACCGCAGCCGAAGCGGCCGCACTATGCGGTGTCACCACCAGCACCATCTATGTGTGGGTCAACCGTGGCACCCTCGCACCGTCCGGGAAAAACCGCACCGGGCACAACGTTTACCGCGTCCTGGATGTAGCCAAAGCTGAACACGCTACCCGCGTAAAGGCCAGGCGGCACCGATGAGTGCTTTCCCTGCGCCGCGCACACTGACCGAACGCATACAGGGCGCGCATTTCAATCTGAAACTTGCACGGCAGGCAGGCAACCCGGACATCATCGCCGCCGCTGAACGCATACTCGACCAGCTGATTGACCGGTTGCCCCGCCCCAGCCAGGAGTAGTTGACGTGCCAACCAAACATTTGCGGGTGTGTCCCGACCCTTGCAGCAAGGTTCGTTTCTCGGCGTGCAGCAAGGCTTGCCGACTCCCGAATGATATTGATCCGGAGTCGTGGCGCATCAACTTGCAGGACGGTGCGGGAACGATCGGTGGCGAAGGGTGGGCTGACAGAATCAGCGACGGCCTCGCAGGCGAATACCCCAAATGAGCAGCCTCACAGACCTCACGGACTTCCTTAACCGCACGCTGAACAACCTGGTTCACCCCGGAGACGAAAACACCAAACCCTTCCCGATCCTCCTGCCGGGACTACGAACTGTCAGTGTCCCCCCGGAACTCGCCGGCCAGTTCGCTGAAGAAGCAGGGCTGCCGCACCTCGATACCCCGAAACTGGTAGCTGAAGCGCTCGCCGCGGCGATCACCCAAAACTATGTGATCCTCACACGCGAAGAGCACGAACAACTACGCCAGCAAGCAGCCGACGCACCGACCGGGCACCGCGTCATCAACATTCGCACCACACCCACGGGCCAGCCTGTCCTGTCGATCACCATCGACAAGGCAAGCAACGATGTTGTTGTCCCCGCGAAAGCGTTGCAGAAAGCAGCTGAACAGTGATCCACATTGAAGTTGACGGGAAAGTGCTCATGCACGCCGACCCCGGCCAGTGGACCACCACGCCACCCGATGTTCAAGCGGTCCAGAAAGCTGGACCCAACGAGCCTTGGATGTTGCCGATCATGGCCGCGCTCGCCAAAGCCGCCACCCTCGCGATGGCCGGGGCGAAACACGAGGACACCACAATCCGCGTGACCACACGCAAGAACGGCTGGATGCTGGACTGCACCAATGGATGACGCCGCCCGCGCCCGACTCGAACTACGCCGATCCAACGCTGCCCAGCCGCACCGAAACCGGCACCGCGAACGCAAAACCGGACGAACCACAGACCGCAACATCTGCTACTGCGGCGACGCGGACTGCCCAGACTGCGGCGAATGGTACGAGTGACGAACTGAGCCCACACATGACCGACGTCGTGATCAACGGAACCCGATACGTTCCCGAAACCACCAACGGAACTCCAATCGGAATCGGAGTCACCACCCGAAACCGGAACACCATCGCCGACGAGACAATCGCCAAAATTCGCCGCCACACACCCAACGCCAAACTCGTCATCGTCGACGACGCCAGCGACGAACCATACCCGGCAGCCACCTACCGGTTCACTCAACGCGCAGGCATTGCCCGCGCCAAAAACAAATGCCTCGAACTACTCAACGGCTGCGAACACATCTTCCTGTTCGACGACGACTGCTACCCGATCGCCGACAACTGGTTTCAGCCCTACATCGACTCGCCCGAGCCACACCTGATGTACCAGTTCGTCGACCTGGCCGGCGGGCGGAAACTCAACGACGTCACGAAGGTCTACGACGACGGACGCCACTTCGCGTTAACCGGTGCCCGCGGCTGCATGATCTACGTACACCGCAGCGTCATCGAAACAGTCGGTGGCCTCGACCCAGAGTTCGGCGGCTGGGGATGGGAACACCCCTCCTGGTCCGACCGCATCTACAACGCCGGCCTCACCACATTCCGGTACGGCGACGTGTGCGGCTCCAACAAGCTCATCCACTCCATGGATGAGCACCTCGAAGTGAAACGCTCCGTCCCCACCGAAGAACGTAAAGCCGTCGCCACCCGCAATGCCGAGTTGTACTGGAAACACCACTACACCAGCAGCCACCACATCCCCATCGTGGAACCTGACCGGCGTGTGGTGCTGACCTGCCTGCTGTCGAACAAACCTGACCCGCAACGCAACACACGCATGCGGCCCGACGTCAAACTTCTCGAAACGCTGATCAACTCAATCACCGACGCCGAAACCGTCGTGCTGTGCGACAACCCACTCACCCACCCGCAGGCGTCATTCGAGCGAGTCACCAGCCCAGTAGACAACCCATACTTCGCGCGCTGGTACCTGTACTACCAATGGTTACGCGCCAACCCCGACGTCCAATGGGTGTGGTGCGTAGACGGCACCGACGTCGAAATGCTCAACGCACCCTGGAAACACATGGAAACCGGGAAACTATACGTCGGCCACGAACCCGCCGTTGTGGGGATCGACTGGATGCGCGACAACCACAAAGCCACCCACCTGCAAACATTCATCGACACCCACGCCGACCGCACCCTATTGAACGCGGGGATCGTGGGCGGTGACCGGGAAACCGTCATGGCATTCGCACACGACATGATCGCCGACCACGAAGACCAACAACGACGCATCTGGCACAAAGAAGACACCAAAGGCACCATCATCGGTGACATGGCCACACTCAACTATGTTGCCTACACCAAACACGCAGACCGTCTCGTCTACGGTCCGCGCGTCGCAACAGTTTTCAAAGCTACCGAGCGCAACCCGTGGAGCTGGTGGAGGCACAAATAAACATGGACCAGAACCTGAAACCCGGCGACGACGTATGGGTTGACTTCGACGGAATCGAACACGAAGGCACCGTCGAGAAAATCCAAGCCGGAGGCTGGGTCAGATGCTCCATCGCCATCGACCCCGAATACGACTACGGCAGCATCACACCACGACTCACACCACACATCACCGTCGCCGTGAAAACCACACACATACGACCAAAGACCTCGTGAACAACGCCCGCCCAGCCGGAGCAACGTGGAGACACACAAATGGGCCTCGCAACCACCACCATCCACCGACGCACCGTGCACAAGCAGTTCACCACGCAGATCGCCTGGGAGAAAGAACTACAGGCATACCGCACGATGCCATGGGCCACGCCCAAACTCATCGACTTCGGGCCCATGTGGATCGAAACGGAACGTTGCACCCCGATCCTCAACCTGCACCCCAACTGGTCCCGGCGCTACGCTGAGCCGCTGTGGGATCTGCTCGCCGCCATCCACGCCGCCGGCTGGTGGCACTGCGACCCCTGCCTGATCAACGTCGTCGTACACCCCGACCGCGGCGTGCTGCTCATCGATTTCGAGAACCTCACCCCGGCAACCGGTGACCGCTCCTACGACATCTACGGCGCACGCGCCGCCGGCGTAGAGCCAGCGTGGCACGGGCCAGGACCAGACGGAGTCCACTGGGGAGGACCGTGGGACACATGCCCCGGACCATACTGGGACCACACATGACCTACACCATCGGCATCGTCGCCCACACCACACGCGCAGAACAAGCCCACCAACTCATGGAAACCGTGGGCGCCGCATACATGAGCATCGACAACGGCGCACTCGGATGCGAAACCAACCACCGCAAAGTTTGGCAACACCTCACCCGCCACAACACAGACTGGCTCGTGGTCCTCGAAGACGACGCCATACCGTGCAACAACTTCCGCGACCAGCTCGACGCAGCGCTAGCAGTGGCACCCAGCCCAGTGGTCAGCCTCTACCTCGGGCGAGAACGACCCCGCGAATACCAACAACGCATCGCCAAAGCCGCTGACACCACAGCACACTGGCTCACCTGCCGACGACTACTCCACGCAGTCGGAATCGCCATACACGCCGACCTCGTACCACACATGCTCAACCAACTGCCCAACGGCAAACCCATCGACGAAGCAATCAGCGCATGGGCACGCCACCAAAGCCACACCATCGCCTACACATGGCCCAGCCTCATCGATCACGCAGACGAGACGCCAATGATCGCCACCAGAAACGACAACCAACCACGACCACCAGGCCGCGTCGCATGGCAACACGGAACACGCGACACCTGGACCACCGACACCCAACCAATCTGATGCCACGCGCGCCTAAGGTCTGCCGACACGCAGGCTGCACCACACTCACCACAACCGGCACATGTCCCCAACACACCACACACCGCTGGGGCAACCACCAAGGACGCAAAGTCCCACACCGGTTGCAGCGAGCCACCTTCCGGCGCGACAATTGGACCTGCCAAAGCTGCGGACACACCGCGACTCCCGGCAGTGGACAACTCCACGCCGACCACATCCAACCCCGATCACGCGGCGGCACAGACACACTCGACAACATGCGCACCCTATGCAAGGCATGCCACGCGCCGAAGTCCCGCGCCGAGGCCCGCGGATCGAACACCTGATCGAAAACCGGTCGAAAGTTAGCTGGAGGCGCGAAACGTGCCCTGACCTGCGCAAACGCCCACATGCCCGCAAGCCTCTGACCTGCGGAAACACCCCCCCAGCAACCCCCTCCCCGGGGGTCTGCGCGGCCCCGGAAGGCGC